TTTCTGAACAAATCCTTATCAAATCTCTCATCACTACCAATCTTCCATAGTCTCATACTATCAGGACTAATCTCATCTGCAAGGTACAAATCTCCATGAGCATCATAACCATACTCAACCTTAAAATCTACAAGGTCAATACCCAAGATGTAGAACATCTGTCGGAGATAATCATTAATCCGTAGTGTCATCTCAATGAAAGGTTCTGGATCATACCCCATTAATTTCACACGATCAGGTGTGAGCAGAGGATCATGCTTGCTATCATCCTTCAGAAAGAATTCTACAATGGGATGTGGTAGTGGTGCTCCTTCTTTAAGAGTTGTCTCACGAACAATAGACCCAGCAGCACGATTCCTACAGATAACTTCTAATGGTACAATATCTACTTTCTTACAGATCATCTTATTAGCACCCACCATATTAATATAATGGGTTGGGATATGTTCTTTGGAAAGTTTCTCAAAGATTATAGATGAGATACTACAACAAAGAGAACCTTTACCTAGTGGATGATCAACCATCTCACCGTTGCCAGCAGTTACTTTGTCGTGATACTCAATGATGACACGTTCAGCATCATCACCTGCGTATACCGTTTTTACTTTTCCTTCTGTAATTACTTCCATAATAGATTTTGTTTTTTCAACCAGCAAGGTTTACATAACGAATTTGTCCAACTACCATCAGGTGCTTGATGTCCTAACTGAGGTGTTTTATTCGCTGGGGTCATCTTACCACAACTATCACATTTTGTCTCCCACATCTTCATGCATTTACCTATGAATTTTCCAGTGTTTGTCTTCTTTTTTAGGAAGAATAAAATAGTACTCTTTATTTAATGAGGAAAGATAATATTCATTACAAGTTTCATTTTCAACTAAACATGAATGAAAACTATCCATTTCATTAATAAACCTTTGCCTTGCAATGTTGGATTTTGGTGAGACACAGATGAATTTTTTACGTTGCATAATCAATTAAAATAGTAGGCTTTGTCTTCCATGTATCGTTTCAAGATAGAAACGCATAATTCATTAAACAAAAGAACATTTTTTTCAACCTGTTCTTCGCTAGAATCAAAACCATTAGTCAATGCTTCTGTCATATCCTGTGCAGGAATATCTGATAAAAGTAATGCTAATGCAGCAACAATATACGATGCTGTATTATGTCCAGGAGACAGGTCACACATCTTAATAATGTTATCAAATGGTTTAGGATCCATGTCTTGATAAGTTGGGTTATGATCAGAATAATAAGAAATCGCACCCATTCCGCACATGAAGATAAAATCCTTTAGTAAGAAGTCTTGATCATCAGCATCAAGAACTTCTAATACTTCTTTAGGAGGAACTTCTCCTTTCCGAATATACTTCATGATTTCTTGTGGAACATCATCATACTCATGTTCCAACATGTCCTTTAGATCATGTCTTGTCAGTAGACATTCAATAAAGTCCCGAGTAAAGGAAACTGTTTGTTCTTCTTCAAGTTTTACTTGAAGGATTCTTTTTTGAAGTTCGTTAAAATTCAGATCGCTCATGAGAATTACTTGTTGATTACAGAAATAGCAGGTTGTCCTTCCTCAAAAATTGTGTGGACAATGGACTCTAAACGTCGAACAGTTGCAATACCTACATTATTGTATACAGGCAAGTGGACAAGACCAAATGATTTTCGATAAGATTCTACATCACCAGGGGTGATTTGTCCAGACTCGATGCTTTTGATGTCATCATAGTGTAACCGAAGAACCCGACCAACAGATTGTGTCATCTCAATGACATTCATTTGACGCATCATGATACAACTGGTCAGTCCTGGAACAGAGATTCCTTCAGACAAGATACTGTAGTGGAGGACGATAAACTTTTTGGTATCATCCTTTCCATACTCAGAGATCATGTCAAAGAACTTTTCTCTACCAATTTTCTGATTATTGAAGAATGCACCATACTTTGCAGTGATCCAAAACACATCATAACCATGAGACTGAACCTCTTCCATGAAGTCAGTTTCAGCAAGCATCCGAATCAAAACTTTAGTGTTAGGAGAACACACCAGAACCTTCTCCATATGATCTTCATTAACAATAGAGTCAAGAAGAGTCATGCAGTCACGTTCTGCTGGATTGTCTTGTCTATCACGAACAGCATTGATTTTCATGACCTTAACTTTAGGAGGGAGAATAGATCCATTCCTAATAAGATTTGGCGCTGAAACATTGTAAATGATCTTACCAAACGTCTCTACCCAGTTCATTCCTGGTTTGTTATAAACATTTGAATATTTTGGTGTTGCAGTAAAGAAAAATGCTTTCTCTGCGATCTCAACAACAGGTTCTACAGAACGATAAAAGTTTCTCTTAGTAGCATTATGTGCCTCATCAAACAAAACACAATTGATTTCAATATCTGCCTGCAAAATACGATGCAGGGAGTGATAAGTAGAAAAGATGATTACATTTTCACCAGCAGTACGAGCAACATTTGTGAAAAGATGAATCTTCTCTGGTTTAGTGGAAGAGAAATGATTAGTTTCTCCAGTATGAACGTGCATCACATGAGTATTCTTCCTGTCTACAAACTTCAGGAAGTCTTCACAAAGTTGAGATGCCAGAAGAATACGAGGAGCAACGACAACTACAGTTTTTCCAGGTGATCCTTCAAACAAGTCCATAGCATACTTGACTTGCATGAAAGACTTACCAGCACCAGTCGGAGCAACTACAATGCCACGATCATTCTGATGCATCTGCTGAGTTGCTTCGACTTGATGAGAGCGAAGTTGCATGGCTTTCATATCAATAAAAATATTATAGTGGATAAACCTTGGGTCTGGCAACTATAGTGGACAGTTTCAAAATTGTCTAGAGTTGACATAAAATCATAATACAGATAAAATTTGCCTTGTCAAGGTTGATAACTACTAAGTATCAATGGTCCTGCTAAATAATTTCAACCTAATGGATAGTATGGAGTATACTCAGACCTACTCAACTATACTGGTTTTAAATAGTACTTATGAACCTCTACACTTTACAAATTGGAAAAGAGCAATAGTTTTAATTTTTAAAGAGAAAGCAAAAAAAATTTCTAATAGAGTAATAAAATTAGTTAATTACGTAAGGATACCATTCTCTAATCAAAATGAAAAAAATCCATCAAGACAACTGATTTACAAACGTGATGATTATGAATGCCAGTATTGTGGAAATAAAAAGAAATTAACCATTGATCATGTAATTCCCAGATCTAAAGGTGGAAAAGATACTTGGGATAACGTAGTTGCTGCATGTGCAACTTGTAATGTTAAAAAAGGTGATAAATTATTGCATGAGACTAACATGAAACTTAGAAAAAAACCAAAACCACCGTTTAATCGAGTTCTTTTGGATATTGAAAAGACAACGATTAAGGAGTGGAAACAGTTTTATTTTGAGTCTGGGGCTTGACGAAATAATTGAACAGTGTTATGCTTTATTCATAGGCAACAAGGGATTGGGAGACTGATTCGCAGTGTAAGACCTATATTCCTCTTTAGTTCAGCGGTAGAACGATCGGCTGTTAACCGATATGTCCCTGGTTCGATCCCAGGAAGGGGAGTCGAAAGTGTTTGTAAAATATGAGACCTAAAAGAATTCAAACTGAAGATTTTTTTATCGGTAATTTAGGATCTCCTGAAGCAACAGAAGAGATATTAAATGCCTGTCCAATACAAAAATTAGACTTAGAGGAAGCAACGGTTGGTCATGAAGACCTACCAAGACATTATGATAGAAAATGTTCAGTGTCTTGGATAAATGTTCAAAAGTCTAATTTTATTGAAATTGGATTGAAAAAAATTCTTTGGAATGTGAATGAGATGATATGGAAAATGCCACTTGATAATGAGTGGGATGCTGATATACAGTATACGTTATACTCTGGGGAGGGTCATCATTATGGTTGGCATATTGACAACTTTCAAGGAGATTGTTCTGATAGAAGATTGTCAATTGTTTACTGCTTGAGTAAGAAAACTAATTACGGTGGAGCAGAGTTTGATATTCGTAAGAAAAGTAATAATGAGGTGTATACAATAAAGTTTGATTATGGAGATTTTATTGTTTTTCCTTCAGATACTTACCATAGAGTCCGACCAATGAAAAGCGGAAGACGCATTACAATGGTCGGATGGTATAGGTAAATAAATTTTATCGCTGCTAACTATGAATCTGATTCTAATTTTTTGATTCTAGCAGTTAGTTCTTTAACTGCTTCGATTAGAATTGCAACTATTCTACTATAAGAAACTGATTTCATTCCTTCTTCATCAGTAGATACAAGTTCAGGAACAATAGATTCAACTTCTTGTGCAATTAAACCAATTTCATGTCTATTATTGATATCAACTCTATCATATTCAGTTCCTCTCATAGATATAATCTTTTCGAGACTATTTTCAAGCGCAGTTATATTTTTCTTTAATCTAACGTCAGAACTAGTGTTGATGTCACCATTAACCGTTAGGTCATCGTTAGATATTGTAATTACATTCGTATCGGAATTTTCTGTTCTGAAGTAGATGTTATCAGCTGATTTAATGTAAGTATGTGAGTTATTTGCGAAGTAAAGTCTATTTTTACCATCAGAAGAATTAAACCATTGATTAACAGTGAATGTACCACTGAATCCACCAGTACCTCCAGCAGGTCCTTGAATACCAGTACCAGTAGTTCCTTGATTACCAGTATTTCCTTTGGTTCCTTGGCGTCCTTGTATTCCTTGACTACCACCACCTCCAGGTGATCCAGTAGTTCCTTGATTACCAGTATTTCCTTTGGTTCCTTGAGTACCATTATTTCCAGTAGTTCCTTGATTACCAGTATTTCCTTTGGTTCCTTGGCGTCCTTGGATACCCTGGATACCTTGACCACCAATACCTCCCCCTGCGCCGGTAGTACCCTGTGATCCTGTTGCTCCTTGAAGACCTTGACGACCTTGGATACCCTGTAATCCTTGGATTCCTCTTAATCCTTGAATACCCTGGCGTCCTTGGATGCCTTGTTGTCCTCTAAGACCCTGGCGGCCTTGGATACCTTGGCGTCCTTGAACACCTTGGGCACCACTAGTTCCTTGAATTCCTTGGAGTCCTTGGCGTCCTTGAATACCTTGGATACCCTGGATACCAGAACCTCCACTAATTCCTTGAATTCCTTGGATACCTTGGGCACCAGTAATTCCTTGGCGTCCTTGGATACCCTGGATACCAGTACCTCCACCTGTACCTTGGAGACCTTGGTTTCCTTGGATACCTTGAAGTCCTTGAAGACCTTGGGTTCCTTGAATACCTTGACCACCAATGGTTCCAGTAATTCCCTGTATTCCTTGAATACCCTGTAATCCTTGGATTCCTTGTACACCATCTCCACCATCTTCTCCGGCAATACCTTGAATACCTTGGATACCTTGGGTTCCTTGAATACCTTGGAAACCGTTTGAACCTTGAATACCCGTGAGTCCTTGGCGTCCTTGTGTTCCTTGAATACCTTGTACACCATTAGTTCCTTGAGCACCAGTAGTGCCCTGCATTCCTTGGATACCCTGAATACCCTGAGAACCTAAAGTTCCACTAATGCCCTGTAATCCTTGAATACCTTGTATACCTTGAAGACCTTGTGTACCCTGAATACCTTGAATTCCTTGAGGTCCAATGGCACCTTGAAGACCTTGAATACCCTGAATCCCTTGTTCACCTTGATCACCTATAATTGTGAATGATAATATAAGATCGTCTCCACTTGTAAGTGTAGATGTTATTCCTACAAACGATGGGGTTAAATTAACTGCAAAATATCCAATTCTTTCTACTGGAGTTTGAGTGACTGCAAAACTAAAGAATACAGAAGGGTCACCTTTTTTGAATATGGTTAAATCTGAAGGATTACCTGGATTAGTTGATTTTCCAACTTCATTTCTTAACCAGTCTTGAATATCAGTGGAATCTTGAGTTATATCATCGATGAACATTCCTGTAACATCGTTCATATTTAAAGCATTAAATTTTACAACTCCTTGTCCAGGATCTGTATCACTTATATCATTGAGATATAGATATGCAAAAGAATGTCCATTTAAAGCTGCTTCTGTGCCTTGGATACCAATAACACCTTGAATTCCTTGGGCACCATTAATACCTTGTGTTCCTTGAAGACCCTGTATACCATCAGTTCCTTGAACACCTTGGTTTCCTTGAATACCTTGAGGTCCAACAGCACCCTGAATTCCTTGAACTCCTTGAATACCTTGAATTCCTTGTGGACCAAAAGTTCCTTGAATACCTTGGAGACCCTGAGGACCTCTAATTTCACCAACATCAACCCAGTCAGCAGTTGCAGCACCATCAGAAACCCATAAGTGCCCATCTACATTGTTTAATACGCCATCTCCAGCAGATGAACTTGGGAAATTATAATTTAGATAACCATCTGGATCATTTGGACCATTTGGTCCAGTTGTTGGATCTGGATATTCATCTTGAACATCTGTTGCAATACCAACAATAGTAACAGATGTTCCATCAGTACCTTGAAGACCATCAGTTCCTTGAACACCATCAGTGCCCTGAATACCTTGCGCTCCTTCAGCACCTTGAGCGCCAGTAGTACCCTGTATTCCTTGAATTCCTTGAATACCTTGAATTCCTTGAATACCTTGGATGCCTTGAATACCCTGCAATCCTTGAGAACCTTGTATTCCTTGAAGACCTTGAATACCTTGGCGTCCTTGAACACCCTGGATACCTTGAGGTCCTTGTAATCCTAGAGTCCAAGATCTAGTACCGCGAGTATCTGAAGTTAAAAGATAACCTGCATCAATAGGAGGATTCCCCAGATTTGGTTCTGCCTGAGATAATGTTAAATATTGGGATCTATTGGGATCTAATTGCCCAGTTGATGCTACACCAACTCTACCGCTAACTAGTCGTGCCATTTAATTATTTTGCAGATTCTAGGATACTCACAATTGCTTTCATACTATTATCTTGGGTTCCCTCAAATTTTAGAATATCTCCAGTTTCGAGAACTAGTCTACCATCTAAAATATTTAATGCATCATTGGGTGGAATTTTTGCTTCTAATATAATTTCAACATCTTCATGACCATCAGTCGCTCTACTATGATAAGCAGATACCGTTACAATTCCAGCACTGGTATTTGCAATTTGTGCATAAAGAATAATAGTTGCTACTCCTTGAGGTGCGGTGTAAATTCCAACAGTGTTGATACCAACAGGTGCTCTTACTGTTTTGTAAGTATTAAGTGCAATTGCTGCCATTTTAGAGTCCGCCCAGTGCGATAATTAGAGGTGTTACTGTATTTAGTAGACTTTGTTCAAATGCTCTACCCTCAATTGTACCAGTTGCCTGGTTGATTAAAACATCATCACCAATTGCAAAGTTACCATCTTGATCCGTACTTGTGTAAACAACTTGACCACCATTCTCTTTTATAATTTCATTTGCAGTGATCGTGACTCCACCAAGACCTGGTTTTGCCTTTAAAATATCGTTTCCAGAACCAATAAACTCAAAAGAATGTGAAGATACAATTTGTAAACTTTGTCTGGTAAAATAACAAGTAGAACCAATTGAAATATCATTATTAAATGTTCCAGAAATTGTTACACTTGAAATTCCTGCCGTTGGATTAGTTGCGGTATTTATTTTATAGTAAAGAGGTCTCATTTCAACCTCTGCAGCAGCAGAAGATCCACCACCACCAGTTAAAGTTATAGTTGCATTATCTGATAATCTATAGTTTCTACCATTACCAATTAGAGATATTTCTGCAAGACTACCATCAGGTTTTAATGTTGCAAATGCTTCTGCTCTAATTGCTTGTGGACCACTTGGTTCGGTGATTGTAATTATTGGTGGAGTTGTATAACCTGAACCTTCATCTGTGATTCTGATAGATTTTACATCATAGAATAATTCATTGATAAACATTGATTGACCAGTATATGGTCTTATTCCAAGATCACCAACTACAAGTACATCATCCTCAGTTGTTGCTACTGCACTTGAAATTCCAGTAAATCTATAGACAGATCTACTAGTAGCATCTCCAACTCCACTTGAAACTAATCCAAAATTACCGAATGAAGAGTTAGAGTTTGTTAGGTCACATTGACCACCAGATTCTGTGTAAATAGCAATCTCATTACAAATTGTGAAAATAGAAACTAACTGAGAGTAAGCACCATTTGTAATTGAAACTCCAATACCACCCTGATTAAACTGAGTATAAGAGTCAACTGACATGGATCCAGTAACACCAGTATCTTCTTGATCTCCTGGTTCTGCAGCAAATCCATTCACTTTCATTCCGATACTATCGGGAATGAAGTTGGTACAGTTTCTTGTATATGGACCTTGTAGAATAGGACCAACTCCAGCAGAATATGGTGATCTAATTAATCCACCAGCAACATAATTATGGGGAATAGTAGAAACTCCTACATTCACAGTGAATGATGTTTGTGTAGTTCCAGCGCCTGTAACACTAGAAATTACAAAGTCTACTCCTTCCTTTCCACTTGGATAGAATGTAGTAGTTGCTGCACCACTACTGCATTGGAATTCAATATCTCTTAGTTCTACAAAATCTCCAGTTTTTACTCTTAGATCTGAAGATGCAACAATTGTTGTAATTCCTGTTATTCCATCATAAAGAACATTTTGAATATCATACCATCTATCAACAGCAAATCCACCTCCAACATAGTTATGTTCAATAGTGGAAATACCTACATTGATTCTAAAGGATCCATCATTATTAATTTTATCAACAATAAATTCACTCCCATTTTTTCCTGATGGGAATTCAGTAGTAGATGTAATTCCACCAGAAGTACATTCATATTTTAAATCTCTAATCTCAATTAAATCACCTCTTTTTACTGTGAAATTTGGAATTGAAAGATCTAAATCTCCAGTTTCTGCATTATAAGATGAAGTATTTACATATTTAAAGTTTGTTATTCCATATCCAGCATTTCCAGGATATGATGTTTGAATACCTGCAGGACTAAGAATGTTTAATCCTTCTTGGATAATACTAGTTACAATTCCAACACAATTTGCAATTGAACTTTTAATAGTAGCACATGAGTCTGGACTTACATTTGAAGATGTTATCGGATCTCCTTGGATACTTAAATCTCTAACTTGGAAGTAAGTATCTTGATGGTCACCTTCCCAGATAACATTATTAATACAAGATTGTGCAATTCCAATTGCATAATTTAACGTATCAATAGTTTCTGTTTTTACACCAACAACATGTTGTAAAGCTCCAGCATTAGTATAATATAGTTTACCAGCATTAATACATTTTGAGTTTCCTCCTCTTGTGAGGTCAAAACAAACTGCTTTTAATACATCTCTGACATCATCTCTACATGATTGAGGATCTGTTGGATTTCCTTGTGCGTCCGCAACTACAAATGCAGGACTTCTATAAGCGGTACTCGTTATATATCCTACCGATTCTGCTGCAATAAAATTTAAATTATCTCTGATAAGTCTTGCAGCATCAAAATATCTATCAGAAGAAACTCCAGCTAGTGGTTGGAATGCAACTATTGCTGCTCCATCAGTCATTGCAGGACCAACGAAGGAAAAATCGGTTATGTGAACACCATTTGATACATGAAAAATATCACGATTTTTTCTTTTGGGAGTTATGAGACAGTTTCTTAATTCTTTTCCTCTTACAGTTACTGTTTTCTTTAGAAAAATAGGGTTATCTTCAATATATTGTCCTGGAAAGACAACAACAGTGTCTCCTGGCATTGCCATAGACACTGCAGATTTTATTGTTAGTTTTGCATCTGCTTCAGTTAATCCAGTATTATCGTCACTACCACCTTTTGCAACAAAAATAGTTTTTCCTACAGGATTTGTTAATCCGTCGAGTTCAGTTGCAGTTAACTTACCAAAAATTCTAACGTCAGTAGATAAACCTATAGTTTCTAATGTATCATCTACATCTACAAAGGTTCCAAATTGTGAAAGTTCTCTATTTGCTGACATTTTAATTAAAATATAAAGTTAAGTAATAATTTAAAATAATCAAGCGGCAGATTCAAGTGCTCTAACCTTTGTTTCTAGGTCTGTTATTGCAGTTTGTTGATCTTGAACAACTTTCCAAAGAATAACTGCAAGTTTATCATATTGAACACTTTGTGGAGATAATTGTGCTCCAGGTTTTAATGTTTTCTTTATAGCATCTTTTTCAGTAATAAGTTCATACTGATCTTCTGCATATTCCCAGACAGCCATTCTGGGATCTACTTCAGAAACATCTTCAGCAATCATTCCATACCAAGACCAATTTGGATTATCTGCTTCACATTTAGACCTAAACCAAACAGGTTTTAGGTTATTTAACATATTATAAGCATAATTACGATCAAGATCTTCAATACCTGTTTTGAATTCTCTACTTGAGTTAGCCTTTATCAATCGGTTCTGAGCATCAAATCTAGCAGTATTTCCTCCTGAAGTTTGTGTAACAAAGGGAATTCTAACTGTAGTTGGTCCAACAGCGTCTACATTGCTGGTTGCCTCGCCAATCGTAACCCATTCTCTTCTTGGTGCATTACTTCCAAAAGAATCATCTGCGTTATAGACAAACTGGAAGAAACCAGCCTTGTTAGTGGAATTTGCTAGTGATTCTGTTCTGGTTACACTGCAGTACATGGCACCAACAAAGACATCGGAAGTTCCATCATCAGCACTAGAGACAAGTCCCATCATGGCATCTCCTGCCTCAGCTGTCACTCTACTTACAGTTAAAGATCCAGTTCTTCTGGTCTTATAAAATTCAACTGTAGCAGCGTTTACATTGGGGGATGCAATAGCAACGTTTATTCCAGTTGCAAAAGTTGCTGAAACATCAGTTCCTAATCCTCGACTTTGATAATAATCAGTCAATGTCAATGGATTATTCACCATACTAGTATTATAAAAATATGATCCACCTTTACTAGCGATTGCACCTGTGGCAATTACATCGTCCGATGCAAGAACATCAGTTGCATTTAGATTTCTAAAAGTAATATCTCCATTAGCATCTCTTCTACAAATACTATTGGCAGATGCTCCAGTAGAACTTGATAATGTAAATGTGATAGTTTTATTACTAGATTGATTTAGATTAAATTTTGGATCTGCACTAAGACTTAATCCATTTCCACTAGCGGCAAATGTAATGTCGCCATCACCAACATTTATACTGGAAAGATAAGTATTAGAATCTACTGTTCCATCTGCCTTTACAAATCCAGATCCTCCGCCTGAAATGATGAAACCATCGGCGGTAATATTACCAGTAAAGGCAGGAGAACCTGTTCCAGCCCTATTTTTTATAGTATCAACTCTAATTTCAGACATTGTTGATTTGCTTACTCTTTTCTATATTTATTTAGTTAAAGATCTATCCAGTTTTTAATCATGATTAATTACTCGAACTGAAATAGATCCAGTGTCTACAGCAGAATCATTACTCTGCCTATTAATCGCAAAATCTATATGAGTAGCAGACCTTACAACACTAATATAGGATGCGAATCCTTGATCCATTCCTTGTGATGTAACAGAATAATCATTACTATTTGTATATGATGTAGTGAATGTCAGACGGTAGTTTCCAGAAGATTGTTGTGAAACAGTAACACCAGATGTTCCTAACCAAGAAGGAGAGGAACCAAGAACAATTTCTCCATACTTATTATTAGGTACAAAAGTTTCGGTTGTAACAGTTCCAGAAATAGGAAGTGCTGTTGTTGAAGGAGTAAAATTAGATGTGTATAATGCTTTTTTAGTTATTCTTAAGTCATCTATTGATCCGTCAAATGTTCTGCCATAATATGGTTCTCTTCCTAGGAATAAATCATTATTAGGATTGTCTATAATATCATTATCAATTATTTGATCAGAACTGGTATAAGAAGATTCAGTTCCATTTATAAAGAAATGTATTGATCCATTATCTGGATTTCTAACCAAAGCAATGTGGAACCATGTTTGTGTATAACTTGATGCTGTAACAGCATCCAATATAGTTCCATCACCACTACTATGAGTACTATTATTTCGATTCAACCAGTAAAAATATAGACCACTAGTTGATAATGAAGCGCCCAAATACCATTGATCAGTAAGATTATTTCCACCGGAGTTTGTTTTTGATATTAATATATCCATATTATTACCTGTTCCAACAGGTAAAGAATCAAAGAAAAACCAACCTTCTATAGTCCACTCACCACTAAATTCATATTCACTTCTATGTCTATACTGAACATAACCACCGTCTTGAATTCTTAATGCTTTAGTACCAACCTTAACTGGAGATGTAACTAAAGTAGCATCATTTATAGAAGTTGCTGCTGCTCCCACTAATCTTTGATCTGTAAGACTAGTGTCAAAATCATTTCTATAGATAACATTATCCCATTCAGTATCTCCTGGTGTAGTAATTGCGGTTCCAGAAGTAAGTGAAAATTCTCTCCAAGCAGTTCCATCATAGAAGAATGGAGAACTACCAATCATTTTAATATCACCAGTTTCACCAAAAGTACCTGCTACAGTGGCATTATTGGTTGTTAGATTTACTGCACCACTGACTAGTATTGTTGAACCGAATGAAACATTATCATTAAATGTAGAAATACCAGATACATTTATACTATTACCAGGTGCATTTGATACTGTGATAGTTCCAATCATACCACTATGATTACCACACTGATAATAATATGTTCCTGCTGTATTAGGAGTCCATGATACTACGCTATTACCTGTAGAACCTTGACCAGTAGCACCTGGTGTGCTTACATTACTACCACCACTTGATACTCTAATATAGAATGGATGACTACCTGATACATTGCTTAAATTGAAGTTGATTGTATCTCCAACATATACATCTACTCCTGCATTGTTACCACTAACAGCACCGTTCCTATCAGTTCCACTAAGGTTGTAGAACGACGAACCAGGTGCAGTTGTTGTTATATCAAATGTAGAACTTCCTATAATTGCTACTTCAGAGATACCCGTAATTCTTCCATTTCCATCAACAACAATTTGTGCAGAGTTTCCATTGTTTCCATATGTTCCCGCTGAAGCACCTGTTAGGTTAGTTAAACCTGAAGCAGATCCTCCAGAAGTGAGGAATCCTACGATTGTACTGTCAATATAAGTATTAACATTTGAGATAGCAGTATTTACAAATGTTTCAGTAGCATATCCAACTAAAGATGTTGGGGTAAATGCAAAAGTTCCTGATGAATTATTGTATGATAATGCATTTGTTCCTGCTGGATTTGATGTTACAGATAAATCTGTGAGACTAATACCAGATCCACCATCAGCAGTCAAGTCTGATGCAGGTGCCCAAGTTGTTCCATTATATTTAAGTACTTGACCAGTAGATGGAGATCCAGATACATCAACTAAATCACTAATATTTCTAATAGATTTATAGTAATTTGGTTCAAAAGGACCAGAAAGTGTTCCAGTTATTGGTAATGCTTCAGTTGGTGGAGTAAAATTAGATGAATATCTTACATTAGTAGATATCCTAAGGTCATCTATCATTCCATCAAATGCTCTACCATAATATGGGTCTCTTCCTAGGAATAAATCATTATTAGGATTGTCTATAATATCATTATCAATTATTTGATCAGAACTGGTATAAGAAGATTCAGTTCCATTTATAAAGAAATGTATTGATCCATTATCTGGATTTCTAACCAAAGCAATGTGGAACCATGTTTGTGTATAACTTGATGCTGTAACAGCATCCAATATAGTTCCATCACCACTACTATGAGTACTATTATTTCGATTCAACCAGTAAAAATATAGACCACTAGTTGATAATGAAGCGCCCAAATACCATTGATCAGTAAGATTATTTCCACCGGAGTTTGTTTTTGATATTAATATATCCATATTATTACCTGTTCCAACAGGTAAAGAATCAAAGAAAAACCAACCTTCTATAGTCCATGCACCATCAAAAACATATTCCGATCTATGTGGATAACGTAAATTAGCATCTTGAAGTCTTAATGCTTTAGAACCATATTTACGTGGAGATGCAACTAAATCAGCATCATTTATAGAATCTGGTGCTGCTGATAATTTTTGATCTGTAAGACTAGTATTAAAATCATTTCTAAAGATAACACTACTCCATTCAGTATCTGCAGATTGAGTTACGGGTATACCTTCTTTAAGATAAAATTCTCTCCAATTAAGTCCATCATGATAAAATGGAGCACCTTGAATAACTTTAATATCACCAGTTGTACCTGAAGTACCTACAAGAGTAGGATTAATTGTTGCTAATTTTACTGCACCATATACACTAATAGTTCCACCAACAGATACATTGGTACTTATTGCAACATTATTTGCGTTGATATTTACGTTATTTGGACTTGTAATTGTTGGAGTTCCACCACCTACAGTGTTAATCTGATTTGCAGTTAAAATTCCAGTTACTCTTACATCTTTGAATGTTGAAGTACCAGAAGTGTTAATTCCTATGACATCACCAATACCACTTCCAACAGTTACGTTAACTCCAGAATTGGTAATTGTTGGTTCAGTGCAATCCTGGAATCTATTATTTAAAACTTGTGATTCTGATGCATTTGCATTAATCTTTACTGCAGGAGAATCACATGATTTAAATTGATTATTATCAATTTGAACATGCTCCGCATATCTTAGAAAAATACCTTGATCAGTTACTGATTCTCTACCTGGAAAACCACCGTGGAAAATATTATTTGTAATTAAAATATTATAAGATTTAATACTAGCTGTACTTCCAGCAAATTTAATTCCACACCAATTAACTAGAGTCTCGCCAAAAACTGTTACATTAGATGCGTAGATTAAATTGCCAGTAATAAAACTTTGTAATACACGCTCTAAGTAAATTCCATTTTTATGTACATTAAAGTGGGAATCTTGAACTGTTACAAATGGTTCTCCTTGAAGAACTCCACTAGCATTTACATGTTGATCAGAACGTACGCCTTCATCGCAATTGATGGCCATGCAATTACTAATATGCACTCCTTCAGTAGTACCTCTAACTAAGTAAGCAGCACCAGGTGAACCATGAACATTAGATACTTGGCATTGAGCGAGATAATTATCAATACATCCCATCTCAGTTCCTGTAAATATGAAACCATAGTCACAATCTAAAGTTGGATTTCCTCCAAATGTAACTCTATTCATGTAACCACATCTACAATCTTCAAAATGATATCCTTTACCCCATCTACTTAAAGATCCTTCATATTCTGCAGAAACATTCTCTAGTACTACATTTGGTTTAACAGTTCCTCCACTTGTTGAAGTATCCTTTGCATAGATTGGACTTCCTGATTTATTTGCAGCAGCAATAAATTTAACATTTCTAACTATTAATGTTCTTTCTGCAGTATTGGTTGTCCAGTCTATTCCATTAGATCCAGTTGAAGATGTCCATTTTAAAATAGTATTTCTTTCACTATCACCAATGATAGTTACATTTTTATTTTGAACTAATACTTCACTATTAAATTCATAAGTTCCTTTTGGTATATAAACCGATCTTTCTGTCTGTAATGCTGATATAAAACGACTTGTGTTTGCTGTTCTAATAGATTCACTTTTAGAAGATCCTTCTTCAACACCAAAGTCAAGAATACTTACAAAGTCATCTAATTTTGAATCAAAAGATCTTGAAATTGCTCCTGTTTCAGATAATGTATAATTTCCTCCTGATGCATTAGCACCTTGAGGACCAACTATTCCTTGAGTACCTTGAATACCTTGATTTCCTTTGAGTCCTAAATTACCCTGAATACCTTGAGATCCGTTGTTTCCTTGGATACCTTGTAATCCATTTCCTCCAAGAATCCCCTGAACACCTTGAATACCTTCATCACCCTGAGGACCAAGAATACCTTGAAGACCTTGAATGCCTTGGATACCTTGTCCAGCAAATAATCCTGATGATCCTTGAACACCAAAATTACCTTGAAGACCTTGTGTACCCTGAATACCTTGACCAGCAAAGGCACCATCAGTTCCTTGAACACCTTGAACACCTTGGGCACCAGTGTTTCCTATTCCTTGAATACCTTGTGTACCTTGAGGACCGTCATTTCCTTGAACACCTTGAATACCAGTGTTTCCTATTCCTTGAATACCTTGTGCCCCAGCTCCAGCAGGTCCTTGAACACCTAAGTCTCCTTGAATACCAATGACACCTTGAATACCTTGAATACCTTGATATCCAAAATTACCCTGTATACCTAAAGATCCTTGAATTCCTTGAGGTCCAAAATTCCCTTGAGGGCCAGTACTTCCCTGAACACCACGGTCTCCTTGTATTCCAGGATTTCCTTGAATACCTTGAATACCTAAAGGTCCTGGATTTCCTTCAAATCCTTGAGAACCTGGTAATCCTTGAACACCTTGAACGCCTTGAATACCTTGTGCAGCAAATGCACCATCATTTCCTTGAACACCTTGACTACCCTGTGCTCCGTCTATTCCTCCCAAACCCTGAATTCCTTGCGTACCAGATGCAAAACTTGTACCACTATAGGTAATCAATTCTACAACATCGCCAAGAAATGTAGGTACTAGGATTTGAACTCTTGTTTCACTATTAACGGAAGCATATTCAGATATTTGTCTTAACTTTACTCCATTTAAAAATACATCCAAAAGTAAAGGATTATGTTCAAATATAGTTGACGCAGGGAATATAGTTTGTCCTTCACTAGCGATTTCTAAAATACTGTCTCTTAAGTTAGGGAGAGCTCTCCATTCGGCACCATCACCAGTTGAAAATAATGCTTGCCCTGTAATTCCCGTAGTACCACCAATACTGATAGCACTACTAAGTCCAATTATACCAGAAACTTCTAAGTTGTAATTAGGACTTGTAGTTCCTACTCCAACCAAACTTGTATTAGGATCTACGAATAGTGTTCCAGCGTCAACTTCTAATCCATTCTTAATTACGAAATTCTTATCTATTGACATTTGATCTCCTGGAGTTCACTATCCCTCCTTATTTTAGTAGTATTATTTATTTAAAATCTTGGGTAGAGTTGACCAAATCTACCTCTTCTTGGAGGTGCTGCTCTCAATCTTGGAGGTGATGAATATTGAGTTGTATCCAATTCTAAAGACAAGTTGCCAACAGAAATTGTTCCATTACTAGATTCAACAACAAAAGTATTTGTTGTTTGAATTTTAAAATCTTTTGTTGAATCTGATAAACTAATTGTTGTATCTAAATTAGGAAATGAATAATCTGCCATCAGGTTGTCCTCGCACAGAATAGAATACCTCTGGTTCTATCAGTTTGATTATAAGAACCAACAATAACTTCATAAATTTCACTTCCACTAACTGTAACAGTATCACCTTGTTGAATATTTGAATTTGGTGTTGCATAATCAAATTGAATTAGTACAAAATCATCTGGTATATAGAAAGGGAATGGGACTAACTGAGTACAAATTGGAATTCCTTTAATAACTGCATTAAAGTCCATATCAGCAGTTATACCATCACGATCTCTCCTATCCTCTAAACCACGATAATAAATTCTAGAATCACTGGTAGAAACATCACTTCCCGTTTTATATGAATTTGGATGATAAATTGTAGTAGCCTGGTCATAATAATCTGAATAATTACCAAAATCAGAATTTAAATATCCATATTCACCTGCTCTTTGTGAGGCTTGGGCATTATATCTATCATAATGATCTCCAGCAATATGAGTTGTAAATGAAATATATGGATTATCTGGACTACCTCCTCCAAAATTAATTTTGGTCACTCCAGAAGTAAAGCAATTATCATGATCCCAAATTGTACCAATATGATCATGAAGTATAAAAGTTGCATAAGTGTTTCCACCTAAATTAGTTGAAGAACGTGTTGGTTGTCTATAAGAATAAACAACAAATTTTGGATTTAATCCTGATTTATATGAAGTTAAGTCTAATCGATATGCATTTGACTCAGTATATTTAAATTCTGATGCTTTAATTTGACAATAATTCGTATAGATTTTGGTGGGATTTGAATAATCATTTTCATATGAATTGTCATTAAGCATACCAGGAATGCTGGTCAGGTTATATGGCATATCAGACATATACGCTCCACAAAATCTATTACGTCTATATGCACTTGTAAAGGAATCAGTGCCTCTAGAAATAGTAGATATTCCTATGTTTGGATAAAAGTCACTTCCAACATTAATTACCATATTGTTATCTGAAACAACTTGAAATGCTCTGTAAGTTGATCCAAATTTTTTGTCAGGTTCAATGTCATGTTTTAATACTCCCCATGCATAAATTGCATTTGGATCAGAGAATCTTCCGTGAAATGTTGTTGCACTTCCAACAGTAGGATAAGCCCAGTTACTATCATCTGGTTCTACAATAATTGTAATTGGAACAGATGAATAGTTACTATTATCTAAGACTCTAAAAATTCCTCTTTGTCCACATTCGGGTGTCCATGTAATAATTTCACCACCCCCACCATTTGAGGAGGCGTAATATGTATTAAAAACCCTATTATACTCACTACCATAGTAACGCCCATTACCATCTGCAGCCTGGAATGTGGAATTATAAGGTCCTCTATCCCAATATACACCGAATCCATAATACTGGCTTCCTAAATTATCAGTAAACCTTATACTATCACCTTCTTTAACAGTAATTGTTTTATCTGAAATAGTTCCATTTCTATCAGTTCCAGATATTTCATAGAGACCTGTCAGTTCTACATCAAATGTTTGTGCATCTGAAGTTTTATGAGCATAAATTGCTGGTTTGATTATTACATCATTAGCACCATTTGCAGATCCACCTAAATCTTCTGCTGATAGTGTTATTGTATCTCCTGCAGTATATCCATATCCTGGTCTATTGGGGCGAAGTTCATTTACATCTCCATTACCTTGTCTATATACATAAAAACTTGCTCCAGTTCCAATTCCAGTTGTTGATTTTTGTCTTATATCGCTAAATCTCTCATTTCTCACAGAAGAGGTTCTTCCTGGATCGGTATAACTAGAAACACCAACAATTAATCCAGAACGTCCAGTTCCATGTAAATTTAAATATGTAAATTGCTGTTCTAATTGATAAATTACATCAGTACTTCCAAATCCAGGGTTGAGTGAAACTATATTTTTTGAAATTGCCATTTTTTACTTATGCCTCCAGTTGAAGAATTTTTAGGTATGCAGTAATAGATTGTGTCGATCCTGAAAGATTAGTAATAGCAACATAAATCGTTGTGTCAACTGGATCATTCATATTTCCACCAAGTACAAATGGGGAAATATTTTGTTGAGTTGAAATTCCTGAAGTTGCTACTTCAGCAATTACTCCACTACCAGAAAGTGGATCATCTCCAAGACTTCTGGTAGAATCATTTGATCTGGATGTACTATCAGTATATAGTCTTATCCAACCTTCTGTGGATAATCCAACGTGCATTAGAGCATAAGATTTAAATCCATTGATTGAAATGTATGCAGTTGCGTTATCTGCAATTGACGTTGTAGAACCAGATACTGTAGTTCTTGACTGAAGAGATCCTCCAGATGCTACAACTGTTGTAATTCCTGTGTTTGAATTATATTGTACATCTAATCCGTCTCCGAAGTTTACCGTTCCTGCTGTACCAACTGTTGAATCATTATTTTTAAATTCAATGCCAGTTCCTGATGCAATCACACCAGTCAATGCAGAACCATCAAGTGATGGTAGAGCACCAGTTAATTGTCCTGCTGGAAGATTAGTTAAGTTTGCACCTGAACCAGTGAATGATGTCGCTGTAATAACTCCAGAAACACTTACATTGCCAGAAAGTAAATCTAAATTACCAAATACAGTAACACCCGTTCCAGTAGTTTTTAATCTGGTTGTTACATTACCACCGCTACCATTACTTATATGTTGTCCATGACCTAAAGAAATGAAAGCATCACTAGTTCCAGAACTACCAGAATCGTTACCAGGATTTACACTTAATAGAGAGGTGTAATAAAAATTACCACCCTGATCACCCTGTGTTCCAATGTAAAGTGGATAATTATCTATAAGTATCTGACTATAATTCCGACTACCATCAGATCGGGTATACATTGCCATTTCCCCGCCACCAAACGTCAAGGTATTTGCTTGACGTATATCATAATTTAGATCGGTTATCGCTCCAATTGATCCAAATCTAATTTGAGATGTAGTAATAATCCCAGTATTGTTTATATTAGAGGATAATATATCCGACATCAAACTTACACCATTAAATGTAGAAACACCAGATACGTTGAGTTCAGTAAAGTTCTGATTATCGTTTAGAGATACTGTAGCAACACCAGCACTAAGTTCAATATCTAAGTCATCTGCAAAATTAAGTGTTGCACCAACACCAAGTGTGGAACCATTGTTTGCAACTATAATACCAGAATTTGTAGCAACAACTCCTATCAAATTACTACCATCAATCGGAGGTAGTGATCCTGTAAGTTGAGAAGCATTTAGTTGTCCATAGAAACTTGTTGCGGAAACAATACCAGAAACTGTTAGTTCAGTGCGAGGTACAGTTGTATTGATGCAAACTTTTCCATCAGAATCAATATATTGACGAATATTACCTTCACCATCAGAAATTACTACATTATTTGATGATTCTGTAATATCTAAACTTGTTTCATCTCCATCATATCCACCTATAACAACATTATAAGAACCAGAGTCTATCTTTTGTCCTGCTCTTACACCTAGTCCAACATTATATGCACCACTAGTAATATCGTTAAGTGCAAATTCACCAATACCAATATTTCTACCATTACCACTAGCAAGAGAACCTAAAACCTGATCGCCAATTGCAATGTTTCTATTACTACCACTACCTGCTGCAGAATTACCAATTCTTATATTTTTTGCTCCATCAATTTGAATTCTTCCAGAAGATAATGTAGTTACTCCTACTACATTTAAACCACTTCCTACAGTAGCAATTCCAGATAGATTTAAATTAATTGAGTTGACATTACGAGTTCTAATTGAACCAACTGCAAGTATTGCAGTATTTCCACGATCAACTGCATTTGGTCCGTAAACAGAAGTTGTTCCAATACCAACATCTGATGTTGTTGAAATTCCAGAGTTGTAGGTATTTTTTTCCCAGTAACCTTCAGCATTTGATGCTTCACCTTGAACACCTGAAGTTCCTTGAGCACCTTGAATACCCTGCGCTGCAAATTCACCAGCAGTTCCTTGAGAACCTACAGCACCAACTAATCCTTGCGTACCTTGTACACCTTGGTTTCCTTGGAATCCTAATGGTCCTTGTGTTCCAAATGGACCTTGGGTACCTAGGCGTCCTTGAATACCCTGATTACCAATAATTCCCTGAACACCTTGAATACCCACACCACCTTGAGGACCAAGAATACCTTGAAGACCTTGGATACCTTGAATACCTTGAGCTGCAAAGTTTCCAGCAGTTCCTTGATTACCAAAACTACCTTGAAGGCCTTGTGTACCCTGAATACCTTGCCCAGCATATGATCCTGGTATTCCTTGAGTACCTTGAATTCCTGTTCCTTGAATACCTTGGATACCTTGAGTACCTTGAGCACCTTGACCAGTACTACCCTGTATACCTTGTGCTACTGCAGATCCAGAGATTCCTTGAATACCTTGAAGATCGTTTCCTGTTAGATCTTTAATAGATATAGAAGCACCCATATTTGAGTGATTGGTGCAATAATAATAAAGTGTATCTGGTGCATCATAAGGAACTACAAAAGTATGAGTGTTATTAGATCCGACAGTATAACCACTTGAATAAGGAACACTATTTCCAGAATCTGTGGATAGTCTTATTGGATGAGTTGTAGCAGCAGATCCATCAAAGATATACTTTTGACCTCTAATTAAATGAAGGGTATCTTTTACAATACCATCAATATAGTATTCACCACCAGCAGCTGTAAATGTATATGTTTTTGCAGTTACTTGATCACCCTGTGATCCTTGAATACCTTGAGAACCTGGATTACCTTGAAGTCCAGTGTAACCCATAGAACCTTGGACACCTGGGAATCCTATATCTCCTTGAATTCCGATTGGACCAATAAGTCCCTGTACACCTTGGGATCCTTGAGGGCCAGTACTTCCTTGAACACCACGTTCTCCTTGGACTCCTAAATTTCCCTGAACACCTTGAATACCTAAAGGTCCTGGAATTCCTTCAAATCCTTGAGTACCTGGAGATCCTTGAATACCTTGAGTACCTTGAATACCTTGAGCAGCAAATGCACCATCAGATCCTTGAATACCATCAGCACCCTGTGCCCCGTTTATTCCTCCGAAACCCTGAACTCCTTGAGATCCTGATGCAAAACTTGTGGCGCTATAAGTAATTAATTCTACAACATCGCCAAGAAATGTAGGTACTAAGATTTGAACTCTTGTGTCACTATTAACGGAAGTATATTCTGAGATTTCTCTTAATTTTACACCATTCAAAAATACATCTAATAATAGTGGATTGTGTTCAAATATAGCTGACGCAGGGAATATAGTTTGTCCCTCAGTAGCAATTTCTAATACACTCTCCCTTAAATTTGGTAATGCTCTCCATTCAGCGCCATCACCAGTTGAAAATAAAGCTTGTCCTGTGATTCCAGTAGTACCACCGATACTAATAGCACTACTAAGTCCAATTATACCAGAAACTTCTAAGTTATAGTTTGGATTGGTAGTTCCTACTCCAACCGAATTACTTTGTGGGTTTACAAATAGTGTTCCAGCGTCAACTTCTAATCCATTCTTAATTACGAAATTCTTATCTATTGACATTTGATCTCCTGGAGTTCACTATCCCCCCTTTTTATTTACTAATATTTAGTTATTTTTTTAGTTCTTCTATCTCTTCTTTTAATTCTTTAATAGACTCAATTAATACTGCGATTAGTCCATTATAGTTTACGGACTTATATTCGCCAGAATTATTAATTAATTCTGGAAGGACTTTTTCAACATCTTGTGCAATTACACCCATTGAATTTTCACCGTTGTTCTTCCATTTGAAAGAAACTCCATTGATTTTTTCAAGTACATCTAATGCATTATCAACTTTTAGAACATTAGTTTTTAAATTTGCATCTGAAGTTGTATCAAAAGTTCTAGCACTTATATCTCTAGCAGAAAAATCTCCATTTGAATCTCTGAATACTAATGTACTTCCAGTATTTCCAGTAGCAGAATTTAATGAAAATGCAATAGTTGCAGCACCAGATTGATTTAATGTAACTGATTGGGTTGCTCCAATCGAAAATCCACTTCCAGAAGCTGTAAAGGTTATTTGAGAATCACTAATATTTCCATTAGAAAGATATGTTGTAGTATCTACAGTTCCATTTGCTTTTAAAAATCCAGATTGTCCTGTAACTAAGAATCCAGATGCAGTTATATTACCCGTCAATTCAGCACTACTAGCAGTAATTGCTCCAACAGATACTTCACCACCAGAACCTCTCAAGACAAGCGTACTGCCAGTGTTAGAAGAAGTTCCGTTTGTAGATACCGTAATAGTTTTATTTGCGGTTTGATTGGCATCAAACCTTGGAGTAGCACTCAAACTAACACCAGTTCCAGCAGAAAGAGTTAGTCTTCCATTTCCAACATTAGCATTCGTTAAATAGGCATTAGAATCAATACTTCCATCAGCCTTTAAAAACTGTGAAGAAGTTCCACTACTTTTTACAAATTTAGTTGCCGTGATATAACGAGATGAAAAGTCTCCACTACCATCTCTAGCAACTACTTTACTTGCAGTATTTGAAGAAGTTGCATCTACAGCAAATGTTCTTGCAGTACCACCATTATAAGTACTTCCTGTAATATAAGTTCCTGGAGTTAAATTTCTTAAATTCGTTCCAAGAGCTCTACCAGAAATTGTTGAATTAATTAGAGATGAATTTGGAACTTGACTGAGACCGCTTCCATCTCCATAAAAAGTAACAATTCCTGTATTAGATACTGATGTTATAATTCCTGCATGAACTTTCACACTCCCTAGAGAAGATATCCCAGTAATTACATTGAGTCCCAAATCAAATTCGGGAGCACCACTATTACTTCTATTTCTTATAGTATCTACTTTAAGTAAAGACATTAGATTCTAACTTTAGTCAAGTTCCTTAATTTCTATTTATTCGGGATCTGATATGGAAATCCTCAGCAGATCAATTTCAACTTGTTGTTGCTTAATACACTCAACAAGTAATCCAATAATACCACTATAATTAACTGATTTACCTCGATCATTGGTATTAACAAGTTGTGGTAAAATTTCTTCAACTTCTTGTGCAATTAAACCAACTGAAGGTTTGGCATTATCCTTCCAATTAAAAGTAACTCCGTTTATTTGCTTTACTAATGATAAAGGATCTTTTATAACCTTGATATTTTCTTTTAACCTAATATCGGATGTTAGGTTAAAACTATTTGCATTTATAGTTCCATCAGTTTCTATAGTAACTCTTGGTGTTACAGTATTTGAAATCAATGTTGAGAAACTTAACTCATGACTAGTACCAGATCTTTGTCCAATTAACCATTCAGTTACAGGACCTCCATTCCATAGTCTTAATTCTGAAGCACCTGAACTTCCTATTCTTGGTAGAATTGAAATATGTGTACCTGTTTGATTTGCTCTTCCTCTTACTTGTAGTGACTGTAATTTATCAATTGAAGATGGTGATGCATTGAACATTGTTTCAACTGCATTAACACCAACAACTCCGTCTGGTCCTGCAGATAGAACGGTAGTTCTTATACCACCCCCTTGAGACATAATTTTAAATACATCATTATCATAATCTGGAGCAGATGCAGGACCTTCAATACCAACTTTCCAATCTACTAATGTTCCCGTATATGTTTCAAGTTGTGTATCAACTTGAGTATCATCTGTTTTAAATACACCGCTAATTTCTCCAACTACAAAATTTGTTCCAGGTGATACTGAAAGATTCATTCCAGACGGAATATCTATAACGTCAAGACTTGTGAAAACAGTATCTCCAAATACTGCAGATCCAGTAATTGTTTTACTATCAGTTAAAGTAAATTGTTTCCTAGTTTCATATAGATAATTATCAAAAGAATTATTAGATTTTACAGGATCTCTTGGGATTAATGCTGCTGGATGAATGTTATCAAGTTCTCCACCATCACCTTGATATTTTGTTGCAGTTAATTCTCCTGTTGCAGGTTTAAATTTAAGTTTTGAGGAATTTTTTAAACTCTCAATTTCATCTGGGGGAGATAAAGTTTCAAGGAAAGTTAAGTAATGATCTGTACCAGAAGAATTATCTGTTGTAATTTCAATTCCTGGAGAGTCACCAAATTCTAACCACTGATTTCCAGTAGCATAAATCCATCCAACAAGTTTTGCATCAGCAGGTTTTGAATTAAATACAATATCACCAGGATTACCTGCAATTGTAGGTTGAGTATCTGATATTGTAAACTTTCTTGATATAGTTTCATCACCTTGTAGGAAGATAGATACGGACTCAAGACCTTTGGTTGATGTTGAGGTAATTTTATCACCAAAGAATACAGGTCCATAAAACTCAGAAATGTCTTTACTATCTTTTCCTCCAGAAACTTTAATAGATTTTGAAACAGAAACTTTATCAGAACTTGTAATATTATAGTCAGTTCTCTTATAATCAGTTTCTCCTACATTTGATGGAACTGGTACATCAAATACTTCTTCTTTACCACTTGCAGAGTTAATTTTTTTATTACCAATAAAGAAGTTTCCATCAGCATTCATAGAAGAGAATACACTGACACCACCATTATATCTCAATGAATGAGAAAGTTTTTCTTCATCCGCACTTAATTTTCTATCTTGCTTCTCTGGGAATGCGGTGGAATAATTACCAGGACCAAAACCAAGGTATTCAAAAGTATGAGCAGATGCTCTAATTAAAGAGTTTCTTCTGAGTTCAACTGGAATTACTTTAATTTGTTTGATTGGATCATTTACATTATGAGTTTCTGCTTGTGATCCTAATACTCCACGGAAAACACTGATATTTAGAATTCCTACTGTTGTCGAAACAGTTTCTTTAATTCTAACTATTTCATTATTAACTTGTAAATAGTCTCCAATATTTAAACCAAGATTAGTTAGACCAGCAATTGAGAATACAGTTGTTGTTTTTGTTGAAATTTGTGACTGAAGTATTCCAATAGCATCTTTGTAGATAGGTACAGTTCTTGTATTAATAACATCTGAAGATCCAGTTCTTGAAGAATATCCATTATGGAATATAAAATCTCCAGAACTTGAAAGATTTAATTGACCTATAGAAAAATCTCCATATTTAACTGTAATATTATTTCCACTAATACTATCAATTATAAAGGATCTCTCACGATTTATTGTGGTATTAGTATCAAATATACCATTTGCAGAATTATTTGAAACCTTAATAGTATCACCAACATTTAATTTAACAGTTGACTCTGTAGAAGACTTAGTTATAGTTAAAGTTCTATTGTTAGAATTAGCTGATACACTAGCAATATTGAAACATTTTGTTCCAATTGGATGATATGTTGCATTAGATAAATCTAAATCATCTGGTTCTGGTAGATTTGCATGATATCCATAGTTGTCTAGAGTTACATCAATTTCATTGGGAGAAACTATTGAAATAATTCTACCAAAAGCATTATACTTTCTATGATTAACACCAGTAATTTCAACTATATCATCTATACAATCACTAGTTGCGAAAACGTTAAATGATGCTTCTGTAACAGATGCAAATGTACTAATTCCAGCAAGACCTAAAGTATCTCCAGTATTATATCCACTTCCACCATGAATTACTCTTACTCCAGTTAATTGTCCAGATGCATTTACCGATACAAGAGCATTTGCTCCAGAACCAGATCCTCCAGTTAATTCTGCTCCAAAGAATGAACCAACAGCACCAGTTCCATATCCACCTCCAGTATTTGTGATATCTATACTGGTAACTTTACTAAAATTATGATTTTTTTCAGTTTTAAGTCTTACACTAGATCCTCCTAATGGAGTAATTGAAACAATCTTATTTCCAGAACCAAAGTTGTAGAGGAATTTATTTAATGTTTCTTTTGTTTCACTCTTCTCAGGGTCATTTAGTACTACTTTTCCTAGTACATTTGAAAGTGCATATGAAGAAGATGCACCAGGATCAGATTTTAAATTATCTCTATCTAATTGTGGATAAAGATTTTTAACTGGTTGTGAGAATTTTTGTGATGCATATGGTTCTACTTCTGGAGAATTTGATGCGTTTAATACGATTAAATTGTAAACACCATCTTGTTGTCCTTGGATATACTCTTGAACTTCTTCACTTCTGTAGATTATGAAACTATCCTTTGTAAAAACTTTTTTAAATCTTGGAATACTTGTAACTCTTAAAGATGCAGTTCCAGTAAATTCTCCAGGATCATTTGGAATTTCTACACTGAATTGATTTACTACAGTTGATATACCAGTAACTTCAAATCTACCATTGAATCCACGATTTGTAGTTGCTGTAGTATTATTTGTACTTGCAATACTTACAATTTCAACTTCTGTTCCCGAGATTAAATCGTGAGGTAATTCTGAAGTAAAGGTCGCAATACCAGTTGCTGTTCCACCTCCACCTACAGATGCTCCCCAAGTAGCAGAATTAATGATTCTAAAGTTTCTTAATTCAGTGGAGTTACTTAATGCAGAATCAGTTATACTAAATTGTTTTACAATTTCACTATTATTTTTACCAATAGTAGAATTAGATTCTTGTAGGACGTATCCCTCAAGAGGAGGTCTTCCTAAAGATGGTGAATCCGAAGGAATTACATACCTCAAACGATAAATTCTATCGTCATCAGGTCTAGTATCGGTAAGTCTTTCAAAATAAGATCTTGATGTAGCTCCATTTCCAGTTAATCCACTAGTTATCGTATTCTGAGTTGAATTATTAGATACAGTTATATACCATAGTAACTTTGTAAAATCATATTGAATTGGATGTCCAAGTTCTCCTGGTTTTTTGTCAGATACTCTACTTTCAACTCTAAGAACTCCGCCAGCAGAATTAATTAAGATTTCATTATTGTTTAAGGCATCATTTACAGTCTTCGCAATTTTAATTTGTACCGTAGAATCTGTAAAATCATCGGCAGTTGTAATTGCATAGTATATCTCATCTTCTACTAATCCTACAGGTAGATTTCCATTATCACTGATAATTCTAATTGATTCACCGTCAAGAAATTCATGAGGTTCGGTGAAAGTTACAATATTATTTGAAATACTACTAATGCCAGCAATAGTTCTACTTACTGTGCTTATTTTCTTTGAAGTTCTTCTAGTAGTAGTTTCAGTATTCGGCATAACAATTGTTGCCGAGTAAGTACTATTTCCTTGAATTACTTTTATTTGATCAAAATCTTTTGCACCAATTCTATATCCTTGATAAGTATCTTCAGGTATAATATTAGGATCACTTTGATTATAAAAATGAACTTTAGCTACACTTGTTGTAGTAGCATTAATATCAATGGGATAGAACTCTAAACTAGTGACATTTGTATCTACCTGTTTGGGAGGAATTATATGAGTAATATATCCAACATCATCTTTAGGGAATGCTGCACTTCTGAATCCTGATGCTACAAATGCATGAGAACCAAAGTTGGAGTTAGAGTTATTAATTGATTGATCACCACCAGACTCTGCAACAAAGTGCTTTGCAAATCCAATAGCAAAGATAGAAACACACTGAATGTATCCATCATTACTACATTTAATGTGGAAGTTTTCCCAGTCAGGTCTAAATCTTGCTCTAGAGTCTGTGTGAATGTTTTCATTTCCGAAAGTATTAGTATCTTGATAGATACCATTAACTGTATTATACTTTACGAAAGCATTATTATCTTTTTGCAGACCAATTCCAGTGAATTGAGCCGTAACCATGGATTTAAATCCAGTTGCCTTGGATCCATCTGCATGTAGTCCATTCAAACCAAAAACAGATCTGAGAGAACAGTTAAAGATATATGGAGATGCTGAATCTACAGTGTCAATAATAATGTTTGTTGTAGCACCTGATGTAGATGGATTTGCATCTAATGGAGTAGAATCTAATTTGTATTGTATTTCTGAAGAATTAATGACACGGGTAACACTATGCTCTCCATCATAACCAGGAGAATTTATACCTTCAATTCTGATAATACTATCTACATCAATTTCATCAAGAGGTTCTGATAAAATTACAGTAACTAAACTAGATGGTATTGTGCCATTTCCAGATCTAATACTTGCAATACCAACTTCACCACTTCTAGTACCAACAATTCTATATTCTTCTACTCTGGGTTGGATATCCAGATTGGCATCTGGATAATCGGGAGAAACATTTCTTCCGCTGGATACACCAAATAGTAAACCAACTTTTTCATAATACATATCCAGATCAGTACGATCTGTTGAATATGAAACAAATTCATCATTGATGACAACAGGGTTCACACCATCAGCATATTCAAAACATGTTAGTTTGTGGTGAGAGAAATTTCCAGTAAATTTATTTGTTGTATAATCTTTATAGCAGAAATCACTAGTATTAGAATCTAAAATCGAGAGTTGCCAGAAATAACAAGCACCAGTAACTCTTAATAGTGCAGATCTTCCAATATTATCATTGAGTGGATTGGGTACATATCTTGGACGAATCTTAGTCTTTCTAAGATCCATTCCAACAATTGAAGTACCTCTTGGTACAATTACTCCACCATGAACACTATTGAGTTTATATAAATCATTGTTAGGATTTGTAATATCAAAATTACTTGTTGCAGAAAATTGATTAAAGTCGGTGGAAGAAACTCCACCTCTTAATAGGAAGTTACCTTCAGTCGTTGGAATCCATCCAGGTCTATTATCAATGTAATGATCACCTGGATACAGTAAAATAGTTGTTTTATTAAATCTATCGTTATCAAGTCCACCTTGATAAGAAAATCTAGCCGCTTCTATTAATGCTCTTTGTAGAGTTTTGAACGGTCTTGCAAGGGAATTTCCTTGATTCTCTACCGCATCAGTAGCATCAATATTGTTAGAATCTACGTAAATTATTTCACCTTTTACATTCTTAAGAAAATTGTCCAGACGACTGAGACCCATTTTATTACTACTATAATTTCTATTATATCTTATTTATTAACAAAATAATTAACTTTGTTTCCATAAAATATTTAACCTTTTATCGAATACCATTAAATACCGATGTTTACGAGATCTTTCTCTCCACTCACCTTCTAATCCTTTTACAGACCCTCTAGAATGCTTTGTTCCATCTAAGTAATAGAAATCTTTCTTTGGTTCTGTTAACCCGTAATAATTAAAATTACAAGCACGGTATATAGTTCCACTATGACGAGAACTATCAGCATAACTAAGGATAGCTCGAACGTTAACGTCTTTTCTGAATTGCTTGATACACTTACTTACAAACCATGATGTAATATTATATTCTTCTTCCTGTGTTTTAGGATCAATACAGAGACGAGAAAGTTCAAATAAACCTTCTTGTTGATCTCTTTCTAATCCAAATGCACCTACGGCAATTTCTGGAACTGGGAGACCAGTAAAAATACAAACACCAATACACCCGCCAATTCTAAGAGGGCATTCCCAATCAGTATGCCTGAAAAGTCCATAGTTATATCCAGATTTAAAGTCTTTTGATTCATCTTTTAAGTAATGATGAGTATAAAGAAGACCCTTCACATCTTCCTTATAGACTTTATCTATATAAAAATCACTCTTCATTGAGCATTAATGCTTATCTTTGTCATGGTTTTCTAATATATGTTCTACGGTGTTAGCAACATCATTCATAGCATCTCTTAAGATTGGCCTTTGTCCAGAATGTTGTTCTATTTTAGTTACACCATTTCTAAATTCTTCAGATAATGTCCATCTCCAATTTTGCATACTTTTAGAATACCAAAGGTTAATTTTCATCAGTCAATAGGTAATAGTTCTGGATTTCTTAATCTTAATTCAAATAAAATGGGATGACACTGTTCTGCAATTAGATAGTCTGATGATCTGTAAATATCTTCTATTTCATAAGAATCCATACAGTCCGCTAAATCTAAAATTTCTTGATCATCATAAAATGCGTCAGGAACATCATCAAATGTGAATGGAGTACCTTCTATAAAATACATTCTTACTAGTTGTGATCTGTTGTTATACCAACAATATCGGCATGAAATTTCGTATTGATATTCCATAACTCATAAGAATGCAATTTTATTATATAGACTAGTTATATCATTCCTTATTATTTGGATCGTATTCTATAGGATGATATTTTAGAAACTCCCAAAAAGTTAGTTTCATTTCTTTTTCAGTCATTCCACAATGTTTTGCTGCAGCAGGTAGAGTCATCTTTGCATGAAACAAACCTTGATTTGCTTCTTGAACATTTTCTGGATTAGTTTTCACTCTTTTTTCTACAAGTTCGGAAAGATTGTGTTTGATGAATGACATTAGTCTGTAAATACAAGTTCGTCTTCAGAAACTAAGTTGCGAATCACACCAAGAATGTTAATAAACTCATCTATTGTTTCGCAATTGATAGTTTTGTGATTTCCTTCGTTTGAATAGATGTTGACAGATCGGTTGATCGGATTCACAACACAACGTGTCAAATATTCGTTTGTCATCTAGATAAGTTGAAGTACCTCTACACCATAACACACGAACAAACGCCTGTCAACTGGCATATGCTTATATAATACCTATTTGAGTTAGATACCTAGAAATTAATGTACTTATGTCTACGTCTGCAGCTCCTTGTTCTATTTCTGCAGCAGTAGGTAATGAATTGCCCACTGGAATAGTTAAAGGATTACCTATATGACTTTGCATCTCTTCGTGATCATATGTACTTAAGTATATGCCTATTGATGTTCCTATACCAACTGCACCTAAAGAACTTACAAAGTTGCGGGCTTTCTGGATTCTAGAAGCACTACCTTGAATGCAGATTAAAAAACTAGGTACTATTCCAGATGATATATGTTCATCTGGAGATCCCGCATTGTATGCAGCAGTTTCTTCTGCAACACTAGAGAAGTCATTTATAACTCTGGACGCTTTATATTCAATTCCAAAAGCATTTTCGCAAAGTAGTGCGGAGTTACCTCCTTCTGTTGAATCTGCAGTACTTTTATTATCTACGATATCTTTAATATTATAAAATGCTGTATCTAATGATATACAAGATTTAATTGAATTAATATTTACTCCAGCTGTATTAATATAAGTAGTATTTGTTGCTAATAACAAAGCAAGGTGTCCTCCTGAACTGTGTCCAAGTAAAGTTATATTATTTGGATCTCCTCCATAATCTGAAATATTATCACTAACCCACTTTAAAGCATATGCACAATCCTGAACAGGGATAGGAAATCTAACTCTATTTGGATCATAACTATTGTTGTAAGGAGAATTATTAGTTAGAGGTGGTCTTGCTAATCTATAATTAATACTTACATATATCATACCCAAGGAATTAAAAAATCTTGGTTTATGTGAATCAAACCGAGTTTTATCTCCTTGATACCAACCTCCTCCATGAATAACAAATACAACAGGTCTGGAAGCAGCAGAACCTTCACTAAAGTGATGAAGATTTAATGATATTTGTGGGAGAAGTTGATCAAATCTATTTAAATGAGAAACAAAACTATATCCGATAGCAACCTGACTATTTGTATTCGCTGCAATAATAGAAATAGACATTATGTCAATCCTGCACCAGTAATTACATACTTATTAGAACCGATACAAAGTAAAGTTACAAGAGAATATTGATTCAATCCTCTATTACCAGTATCACCAAGAGAAGCTCTTATTACAGTAACACCATTAGCAACATTTAACATCTGTGTAGTTGCGGAGTCGTTAAAGATAGTAACAGTTTCACCAGTAGTAAAAATATTATTATTAAGATTTATCCCATCAGTATCAATTACAATGTGTTTTCCAGAATCTGATGCAACTAATGTGTATGGAGATGAATCACCCTCTTTATTATTCTGAGGAAGACCACTACCTCCACTAGATCCTTGAACACCTAAGATACCTTGGAGACCCTGGATACCTTGAATACCCGTGATACCTTGAATACCCTGGATACCTTGAATACCCTGGATACTTTGTCCTTGTGCTCCTTGAAGACCTCCAGTAGGCCCTCGTGCTCCTTGAATACCTTGTGTTCCTTGAGCACCATTTCCTTGTCCACCGCTGCCGCCTGGAAGGTCAGTTAAGTTAGCACCACTGATTGCTGGAAGTACTGCTGGAAATCTAGCATCAGGAATAGTTCCAGAAGCAAGATCCGATGCATCTAAGTTGGTTAAGTTAGCACCACTAGCAGTAGGTAGTGTTGCAGGAAATCTAGCACCTGGTATAGTTCCAGAAGAAAGTCTGGATGCATTAAGTGTAGTAAGAGAAGCACCAGAACCTTTAAAGGATGTTGCAGTTAGAACTCCAATGATATTAGCACCATTTTCAACAGTTAATGCTTGATTTCGATTGATATCTCCCTGGAAGACAGTTGCTATTCCAGTATGTGTAAATTGTTCAGGTAGTCCTGCAAATGGAAAATTAACTCCCATATCACTTCTCCTTTATACTTCTAATGGTTTTTTCTACAGTGTCCTTAATTAAACCTTCAACATAGTTATGTTCATAGTTAAATGAATATCCTTCGTTTCCTCCAGGATAATCTGTATAATTTTCTCCTTCATATTCTACGATAAGATCATCATCTAATCTACGAGCAACAATATGATAATTTGCATTGATGGAACCACCAGCATTGTTTCTAACAACTACTTGTTTACCCCATCTAACTTCCTTGACAAATAACTCTTGCCAATGCCCCATTGGTGTAATATTAATTGTCATATCCTCTGGATTAATTAATCCTTCCCAATAACTTGGTAGGTTAATTATTCCATCTTCTGGAACTTTTCCTCTACAATATACTGCAATCTCTGGTCCTTCAATACAAACATGCCTTAGTCTCCATCCTTTTTTATTAGGATGAGGCATATCAAATGGTAAGTTTTTTTTATTAGACAGTTGATGCATACCATTATTTGATATCACTTCTTGTTCAGTTGAGACATTGCCAAATTTTACATTATAGTAATAAAAAGGTGTACATTCATCCTTCAGTATTTTCTTAAGTTCCTCATCTATATCGTTATCATCATTTTGTGGTTTTGGCACATAATCATATCTATAGTGTGGTTGTCCTCCAATTACTTTAGCATCACAATTTTTACTTCCAATTTCTCTTGGTTCAAGAGTTTTACCAACATCTATTCTTTCTCCAGTTACTGGATCTACAGGAATTTTTAGAAGTTCTTCTTCATTATAACCCGGAAATTCTTGTGTCATTTTATACCTCTACTATTGTCATAATCCCAACCAACAACGGAATACTCATCGTTGTTACCTGGGTAGTCATTTGGAGTTTCTCCTTCATATTCTGGGATTAGTTTTTCACCATCACTTCTTTCTGCAAAGATATGATAGTAACAACTAATTGGTTCTTCAGAATTTGAATTTAAGTAAACTTTATTATCTTCTATCTTTTCTACAAAAATAGTTTGACAACTTCCAATGGGAGTTATATTTACTGTAATGGAGTCTATATCAACAAAAGTCTCCCAATAATCAGGGAGATCTATGTGATTTTTATTATTTATTTTACCTCTATGATATACATCATTAGAAGGTCCTTCTGGGCAAGTATGTCTCAGTCTCCAATTTTCTTTTTTTGGATGAGGAATATCAAAATTCTTTTTCATTGAGAGGATGTGTTGTCCTCCTAATGTTCTTGAAATTACTTCTCCTTGTGCAAGAACGTGAGTTCCTACATTAATCATGCCATTAGCGGTCAAATTATCAAAAATACATGCATCACCCACAACCGATAATGAGTATGGTGAAAAATTAAAACCAGAAATTGCTCCAAAAATTATAGGAGGAATTATCTCACTATTTCTGTTTGGACCAATCATTGTAGTTGCCTGAGGAACCGGAAACATTAATGGTTCCCCAGTAATTGTAGGTCCTTCAAAATATGCAGAACCTCTTGCTTCAGCAGGACCAATTCCTAATCCAATCGGAAATCCTTCACCAACAAACAAACGTTTTCCTACATAAAAGTCATCAGTTTTAAGTGTCATAACCTTTTAAATTAAAGAATTGTTCTCAGTTTCTGTTGTCCATGGACCAGCCTTGGATTTTTTAATTTTTGATGCCGCTGATGCTGCATCAATTATACTTCCGTATATATTTAATACTGTGTCTCCTGTAATTTTTAATGCCCCATTAGATATAACTTTTCCTAAAGAACGTGCAGTAAAATCAAAATTTTTACATTTTATGTCAACATTTTCATTAGCAGTCATGTGTATATTTCCAATTCCACCTCCAGAACCAGAAGCAATCATGTCAATATTTTCTGCTTCCATGCGGATTCTTCCGCGACTAGCTTTTAAAACAATATCTCCATTTACTGCTTCAATAAAAAGGGCAGGAATATTATCATCAACATCATCACCACATTTTATTTGAAAAGATCCTGGACAAGAGTTTAAAGTTCCACCTTTTCTACCTTCAGGTTTACTTCCAGTACAATCCATAGTCATAAAATGACGATCATCATGACCACTTCTTATTAAAAATGATGACATCTGTTGATCGCTATGAACGTGACCAAACTTTAATTCACCATCCTTATTTCCATATCTTATAGTGTGAAAATTTTGCATGTTACGTATTGTCCTTTAATGGATGTTTTCCTACACAATCAATTACTTCTATTACTTCTTTTGGAATACCACCTTGTCTGTTACTTTGTTCCACGTTATTTGTCTGTGGAGGAGAGTCTTCTACTAGAGGAGATTCAACTTTTGGTTCTCTTCCAAGTCCTGTTAATGGTTTTCCGACACAATCAATTACTGATACTATGTCTATAGGTGGAGGTAGTTCTGGTTCTGGTGCATCACCAATTCTGTCTATACAGAATACTGGAACCATAACTGCATTATAACCTGTAGTACTTTTTAATGTCAAGATAGGTCTTGTAGTAAATCCCTCCCCTCCATCTAAAATAGTTACTCCTAGTAAAACACCTGTATCTGAAATAATTGGTTCTGCAGAAGCACCAAAGTCAGGAATTATTTCTATAGTATCTCCCTGTGAATAATTTACTCCACCATTTTCAATATAAACATCACAAAGATATAAAATTGTATCATATGTTGAAATTCCAATTGTAGGATAATTTGGAATTCCTATTATATTAATCTCTTCCTCTACTGGAGGTGGTGGAGGTGGAATTATGGGACCAACTGGTTCTCCAGGGTCACCTGGTTCACCTGGCGGAGGATCATCTCCACCTGGATCTCCTGGAAATGGTCCAGGTGGATCTCCTGGACCAGGATCGCCTGGACCTCCAGGAGAATCAGGAATAATTGGATCACCTGGTTCTCCAGGATCACCTGGATCACCTGGAGGTGGTGGATCACCTGGGGGATATATTTTATCACATAAAGTTAAATTTTCTGGGAGTTGAACATCTGGTGGATATGGAATATCCCATCGTCCATCAATCCTTTGTACAACTGTATCTTCTGGATTTGCCCAGACTCTTCCCGATCCTCCTAAAGAACCATCAGGAAAATTAGTATAACCAACTCCTGGTTGAATAACAATAACTTGAGTAACACCTAGTGAACGCTCATCTTTAATTTCTTTGTTACAGGTATCATTAAAAGTATCTATGATTAAGTTTGGAGGACATACAACGTCACTTCCTCCACCAAAGGTTATTCCAATTCCAGTATTATTTTCATTTACAGTTGATGGATCTGTAGGAATAATTTCTTGCTCTATAATACGATCTTCAAATAATGGATCAGTCACACTATCAACTCTAATTATTTGACCCATTTCACTAAATTTTTTTGTATCTCCAATAAAAATAGCCTCTTCACTTAAATCAAATCCTGGAGTAGTTGAAAAACTAACATCTGGAACTGACAATGTTTCTCCTACTTTATATCCAGTTCCTGGATTAGTAATTTCTATGATTGCATACATGGTATTATTTGGATTTCCTGCTAATCCAGGATAAGCACTAAATCTCATCGTAAGAACCATATCCTTTCCACTACCACCTACAGGTTTAACTTCTAATACAATAGTATCATCAAGTTCTCCCCATGCTTCTGCTCTACCACCCCAAACATGATAAGCTGGTTCACCCAACTCTCGGTCATAGAAACCTGTTGGTTCAACTATCTCATAATTAGAATAGATACTGAAACTTAGCATACCTCCGCCAGCTAACACTTCAACAGATTCAGTTTCTACTGATTCACTACCATTGAAAGATTCAATAGATTTTAAACCAGTAATTTTAAATACATCACCCATATTTTTAGTGGGTCTATCATCAATATTTGGAAATCTTAATATATCACCAACTTGATATCCAATACCATGATTTCTTATCGATATAATTTTATACTGAGTATTATTTGGGTTTCCACCTCTGCCAAGAAGTGCTTCCAATCTTACTAAAACTTGCAATCCATAACCACTACCACCTTCTAAATTAACTAGTTTTTCAATAAAATCATTTTCTCCAGACCAAAGATTAGCATTACCTCCATAATTATGATATGCCCACTCACCATTAACTTTTGGATAAAAACCAGATTCTCTTGTAGTTATCAATTCATAGTTTTCATATAATTCATATGAAGACACAACACTGAGGTTTGTAGTTGCAGCACAGGGATTTCCACTTGTCAAACCTCGATCATCTCTAGGATAATCATAGTCTTCAAGAATTTTAGTTGGTTCAAAAGGAGTTAAATTGTCACGTACTTCTAACGGAGTTGTAACTACTTCAGTTTCAGGTACTTTAGTTTCTTTAAGATAAGAACCTTGTGTTATTTGAGTAATTTCAAATGATGCGTTAGTATCCTGTCCATCGGTATCTCTTAGTTTAATTTTTTTATCACTTTTTTCTAAGATTAGATCCATTATAAGTTCAGTTATTTTGAATTTATAAGTTCCAGGTGTAAAGTTATCTTCATCAAAATCATCTTCTTGTCCATCCCCAAAATTAAAATCAATACCAGTTCCTTGAATAAATGCGTCTCTATATGATGACCCATAATCGTCAGGATCATCATCAACTTTCATATCTATTCTAATTTTAGCATTTCCTTCTCCAGTGACTACTAGGTTCACTTGTCTTGGTGCAGTTAATTCCCAATGTGCTTTTATAGTTGATGCTGTGTTTATAAAAGTAGTATTAGTTACAGTAATAATTTCTTTATCTCCACCACTAAGTGTGATCGATGGATTATCTTCAAAATTGGGATCTTTACTAATTGAAACTGGTTCTTTGTTTACAAATCCACCACCTTGATTTGATCCTATAATTGGAAGAAGTATTGCACCTTGACCTCTTCCACAAGAATCTACAATTTTTGCAATGGGTGCTTTTGTATATCCACTTCCAAAGGAAACCATATCAATTCCAAGAATCTCTCCAGTTGTACTTACAATAGCATTTCCTTGAGCACCACTTCCTCCTCCACCACCAAAGAATTCAACTGTTGGAGGACCACAGAGTATAGGACCAACATTATGTTGAGCTATACTATCAGCAACCGCTCCTGAAAAATCAAGATCAAATGAAAATGTATCAGGATCTCCAAGTGCTGCAACTTGATTACCAATCTCTTGTACCTTATTTAAAATTGAATTAATATCTGATGAGAAATTTTCTGTTCTTGTTCCATTTCCTCCACCCATACTCCATTTAGTTACCTCTGGACAATTTGAATCATTTTGGCATGATAGGAATCCTAATATTTCTCCAAGAAAACTTAATACTGATCCTGATACTGAGGATATAAGTCCGGTAGCACCAAATATTGCTTCCAATGGTGCCATAATTTTATCAATACTTCCTAGAATATATCCAAATACATTTCCTATTAATGTTTGACCAAGTGTTTCTATAGCAGCTAGAGGAGCATTTATAAAACGATCAACTATCGATAATAACATATCGACAACCATACTAATAAGTGCATTGACAACTTTATCAAATAAACAATTTATTAGATCTAAGACTGTTTCTACTGCAGATTGACTTTTTTGTCTTTCATTAGGTGGAACTAAACTTTGTAATGCTTTGGTGATATCATTTACTTTTGCGGTTATAAATTGACGAATGTCTTCAATTATATCTTTTAGTTCTCTTGAAATATCTTTGGATGCCTTTTCTATTGCCTTTTTTATATCATTATCTGTCCAATCTTGAACACCATGATACCAACTTGTAGTTCTTTTTTTAATATCTTCAATTTCAGTAATCATATCAAGGATCGCTAATTGCATACCACCAATTGCACCACTACCTTGAGCACATTTGTGTGTTGATTTTAACGGAGATTCCTTGTGTATTCGTTTTCTAATATTGAGATCACTAACACTTTCCCAGTTAGTTCCTAAGAATCCTGTAGCTTCATTAGGACTTCCATAAACATTTCCCTGTCCGTTTTGACCTTCTCCGGGAATTGAATACCAAGGAACGTTCTCATCATATAATCCAGAGAATGGTATATATCCTTCTGGTGGATTAGAAAATAATAGTGGTGTTTGATCACTATTTCCATATGTACCAATGATTATTGGTTGATGGTCTTCTACGTATACCCCAATAACGTAGGATCCCTTCCTTAAATTTGATGTTTGGAAAGACGCAGCATGACCACTTCCTCCAGTAACTGGATAAACTACATCAACCAAAGGAAGTGAATTATCGGGTAATTCTTCTTTTGATTTTGGATGTTCAGAAAAAATTCTGACTTTATATCTTTTGTGCCATCCTTGAACATCGTCACTATTTCCCCATTTTTTGGAGTTTTCGTTATCCTTCCAAACGAGGTCATCTACTATCTGTCCATGCCAAATTAAAGAATTGCTATCCGTCATAATTAGTCGTCATATACCAGGCACTCTGGTTCAGAAGGGTTTTGGTCACAGTAAAGTTCCAAGTAAGTAGGATCGTGATGATCACCTTTTTCGATTTCTTTCTTGTGGTGTTCTACATATTCTTCCAACTCATGTAGTTCTCCTTCAATGTGACGACGCATCTGTGGATTAGTTGTAGGATCCTCTAGGATCTCCTTATCCTTTTCAATATGCTTTTCAATACTTTCCATTTAAATTTTCCTAAGTAGTGGGTTTTTTTCCAAATGTATCTCTAACTAAATTCAACCTAGTATAACAGTTTCCATTAGTACCAGTTGCAGCAGGATTAGAATCAATGTAGTGACATAAATCTACTATCATATATATGCCACTATTACGCTGACTTTCTTGCATAGTTTTTGATGTTGACTGTTCTGCTATCGCTACATGAATTAATTCTCCACAATGTAGAGCAAAATCTCCTGGTATTGTTATAGACATTGAGACTGTAAATAAACTACCATATCTTGTTCTAGATTGTCGTAAAATAGTGTCTACATCGTAATTATCTCTCTTTGATTCTTCTAATTGCTTTTCAAAAGTATTTCCTGGATTTGAAATTCCAACATCTCTTGTTCTAAAATCTGTTCTTGTTGAACCAAGTTCAAGATCATCTGCTATCTTTATTTGATCTTCTCCTCCAGTAAATTCTTCATCTTCAGTCTGTTTTCTAGCATCAAATAGATTTTGTTCCTCACCTTTATATTCAGAATTAAAAGTATTAAATGATATTACTTCTGATTCAAACATAGATCCATCTATAAGTTTAGACTCAAGATCAACAAAACTACTAAAATTATAAGTTAATATCTTAGCATGATAACCTTCTGGTAATCCTGTAGTATTATTATGTATAAATCTTCTTACTGGTTTTTGAGTAAAGAGTTTATCTATAGATCTAAAATAATATCCTAAACTATTCTGATAAAAGACATATCCAGCCCGAAGACCAGTAGCATCTGGAATATCAGGAACAGATCTAGCAGCTAATTCGTGTACTTTTGCTAGGGGTTTTTTTCTTTCACCATAAACAACAAGTTCATTTATAGTGCTATCAATAAAAACCTGCTTTTCTGTCTCTAAATCAAGTCTTAATATTTGTAAAACTGTATCACTAACCTTTCCTTCAAATTTACCAACAACTCTTCTAGAAACCTGATAATTTTTGATAGATTCTTCAGACCAAAGGTTTAAAGTATAAAAAGATGATAAAACACTTGACATACTATTACTAGTATTTTTTACTCTTAGATGATATTCATCTAATAAGTTTATTTCTTGACCATATCCATCCTCAATAGAAATAAGGCACTTCTCACCAACTGTAAGTGATTGTGGATATTCAATTTTAGCGGCAGAATCTTCACTACCTATTTCAACACCACCATCCACAATATTTGCCTGAACTCTGACCGTATTATCCATAATACTTTCAAAATATTTAAATGATGCAAGACCACCCCTAATATCAATCTCCTTTCCAGTATAGTTTGAAAATACTGAAAACTTGGTTATATTACCATATTGTGCTGCTGTACTTGGTAATGACATTTACTTCATGAAGGATTTAAATTTTTCTGGTGATAGCGAATTATTATTACCTTTTACAATAATCCTTGATGCCGCACCTTTATTTATTGGTACATGCACAATCTCTCTTTCACGCTTGACTAAGATGATCATAGAATTTTCATATGAAGTTCTTTCTTTCAATGATTTAAATGATCTTGGTTCATTAATCTTGACAAGATCTCCTCCACCCTTCATTCCTTTTCCTAGTAAGGTTTTCCAGTTTTGAGGAATATTTTTAGGAATAGGATCGGATTTTCTTACCTGTTCTGAATAATGATAAAAATTTCCACTTGGAGCAAACATGATATCACTATCACCCATATATTGTCCCATACTACTATATGCTTTGAAGTCTGTTCTTCCATCTAATTTCTTCAGAGCATCAATAATTTTACTTTGATTTGCTTTAAGTTTTTCGGCAAGTTTTGGATCTCTATATGCTCTTCCTGTAAATACCGCTTCAAACTGGCCAGGTGCAGTACCGACTCCCATGATCGTATTTGGGAATCTTGGGTCAGTAACTCGGTTCAAGACTGCAGCAGCAACAGCATATTCATCATCAGTATTTCTTAATGCTTCATGACTAACAATATATGCCAGATCACTAAAATCTTGATCAGTCATATTCTTAAGTGATCCTCCCCCAGATCCAAGTGGAACCAATGGTATTGTGGGACTACTTGCAGAACCACTACCTGTAGAACTACTTGTAGATCCACTACCTGTAGATGCGTTTGTTCTTTTTAATTCTTCTTCTTTTTCTTTTAGTCTTCCTTCTAAGGTTTTTATTTTTTCAACTAATTCATTATCATAAATTATTTTTAACCTACTTTCATAAAGTAATCTATTTACCACTTTATTAGAATTAGACGATATTATATTATGAGTAAGATCGTAGATTAATTTTGGCAGATTACTAATAATAGAATACCAAGGTTCACCCTTTTCTGTTTGCTCTTTAAATATTTTACTTATTAAAGATGAAATATCAAGACCAATATTGTCTATATCTCTCGTAGACATTCTTTTTCCCAATATAGATTCGCCAAATAAGTTAAATAAATGTCCATAATATGGAATTTCTCTCATTGCTTTAATAGAATCTCTAAGGAAACCTTGAGGATTTTGATATCCACGTTCAGATGCTATTGGGAATAATTGTTGAGATCTTAAAGATCCCATAAGTGGAGGCATCAATGGTCTATTAAAGACTTCTACTTCTTGTTCCTTCTCACGTCTACCTCTATGTTCTCTTATAGTACCACCTTTATTAAATTGATTTAATTCAAGTTCACCTACTTTTGGTTCTTCACCTGAACCGCTTCCAATAGTTCTATTGTAAATCCATCCTCCTATTCGATCTCCAAGCATACCCCCTAGAGTCGCACCAATAAATGTACCTGGACCGGGAGCAATACTACCAGCAGCACCACCAATTGCACCGAGTATGCCCGCAAATGCTGCTTTAAATGCTGCTTCACCTGGTGAATCTCCAAATATAAAAGTATTAATACCAAAATCAATCAGAGCACCAATAAATGGTATCGATCTAATTGGAGTTTGTATTGGTTTCAATAAAGGTCTTAATAGTGATTTAATCGAAGTTAAACTTGATTTCCCACCACTTACTATTCTACCTAGTAGAGGTTTTGCTAACTCAATAAGTTGGTCTACTTTAAATTTACCTTTTGATATAGCATTTTTTATAGCATCAAAAGTAACATCTACAACTTGTTTTCCTTTTGATACTACCTGGTTTATTTTTGCTGGCGCTTTTACCTTAATAGCATCAAGTCCAGATTTAGTTAATTGTGCTATTCTTTTTGCTTGATTTGATAGAGTAGTATTAAGTTTTTTTATATTACCTTGTAAATCTTTTATTTTATCTTTTAGAAGTTGTATTCTTGTACCACTACTTACTGTAACAGGTGCTCTATTCCTAAGTGGATTAACTTTCTGAAAACCTTGTTTTAATCTATCTACTCTTCCTCCTGTAGTTCCTGGTCTTCTCCTAAATGGATTCCTGAAAAGTCTATCTTTACGAGTTCCAGTAATTGAAGGTTTTCTTCTAAATGGATTTCTAAAAAATCCTCTACCTCTGTTATTGAAACTTCTTTTATTTCCACCTCTGGGTCTGAAATTTCTTCCACGATTATTTCCACCACCTCTTCTAAAACGATCATTATTTCTATTTCCACCACCTCCTCCAGCAGTAGCAAGTAAACCCGCAACTAATGCAAGATTTGCAAAGGTTTCTAAATTGTTGATTACTGGATCAAATAATTTTTGAAAATTAGTTCCATCAATATTATCTTTCTTCCATTCTTTAAACTTATCCCACAATTCATATCCCTTATCAATAAAGGTAATCATAGCATTACCAATAGTTCCAATTACTTTTGCTATAAACTCCCCTATTGGTGCCAAAAGCGAAATAATTTTTAATAGTCTAGGTAAATATTTTGCAGTCTTATCAAACAACCATCCGAGGAAAGTAAACGTTAAAAATTTTTTAATTCTATCTAAAAATGATAATTTGTTAGTAGAATCAGATTTTTCAGTTTTTGCCTTACTTTGTTCAGATTTTTCAAGTCTAGTTTCTTCATTTTTACGATTTGATGCAATTGTTTTTCTTTTTTGTGTTTTTTTATTTTTAATTAATTGCTTATTAATTTTTACAAGAGTTTTATTAATTAATATAGTTTTATTTAAAATATTGATCAGTGGATTGCCTTTATTTGCAAAAGTGGATTTTCCCGTACTTTTTTGAATACCCACTAAAGGTGATTTAGTTTTTGGAATAATCGCTAGGGCAGATTTAGTTTTTGAATTAGACCCTGGAAGAAGTTTTTGAGTATTTAATGCCATTAGTTTACTCCATCATCCCGTAGATCTTTGCTATTGACAATCTAGTATCTACAGAGTCTGAAGATATTGGATCGATATCTGGAACAGAACTACTTTTGCTTGGTGAAGAAGAATGTGAATTTGATATAACTTCTGTGGGTAAATTAATAATTTGAATACCACCATTAGATGTAGAGGGAGATTCTGGAATATATCTATTCATACTTAATGGTTGTATTCCACTCTTTCTAGCATTTGAATCATAATCTAATTCAGATTGAAGTTGATTTACAAAGGACATTCCACCTTTATCTACAAAATCTTTTGTAAATACTCTCAAATATTCTCCGGGTTGAACTCTAAATGATACTAATTGTCTATCATCAGTTGCTCCAGGGATATCAACACCAGTACTTTCTGTAACTTTTCCTCCACCTTTAAGTCCTAGGAGATTTCTAAGAGCAGACTGTAACTTTTGTCCACTTTCACTATCTCTAAAAGACTCATAGTTTCCATACGCTTTTTTAAATGGTTCAAAAATATCTTTATTTTGCGATGAAGAAGATGATTGTGATGAAGGAGATGATACCATTTGTTTTTTTGAACCAAAATTTTTAGATAGATCTAAAAATTTCTTTGCATTGGCAAGTCTTCTGTCAGCGTGAGGTTCACTAGGAGCTTCATATGCCTTCATAAAGTTTAAAGTTGCGCTTCTCAAATTTGGAGATCCCAACCAAGTATCTTTAGTTGCATATCCATAAGGAAGATTTGGTCTTCCATCTGGAAGAGGGTGTCCCGTTTCCATTTCCCATTTCATAAAATTCAATTGGTCTCTTAAACTATTAATTACACCCTCTCCATACATTTCTTCTGCTTTTGGCCATCTACCCATATAGTTATTTCCACCATGATCAATTTCCCATTGAGCAATACCACGACCAGGACCATTTTCAAGTTGATATGTATTTGGTTTTAATCCAGGTGCTTCAGTTTCAAAATTACCAAGAGCACCAGCAATATGATGTGGTTCTGCTGATGGGAAATTATCGCTTATATTATCATAGGCGATTTTATAATTTGGGTTGGATCCTATGATTCCACCAGCATTAAATTTTTGTATTTTACCCGTTTTAGGTCCAGGAACATACATTCTTGGATCTACTCCAGTTTCAGCAGCAAGTTTCTCTTGCTGCTCTTTATTCATAACAATTTCTCCAGGTTGAACAACAACACCACTCTTACCGTCTGCCATAGGTAAGAACTGAGTATCTTTACCAAATCCAGGTACTCTTGTTCCAGTATTTTTATCTACTAAACCACTGAAAACACCACCTTTATTAAACTCCCCAGTAAATATACCACTAAAGTCTGGAAGGAACTGATTTATACTATCAAACATTCCTCCACCAATATCTAATGCAGAATCACCAATATTTTTTTCACCTTCTGGTTTATCATCATCAGTTACCTGATTAGTTAATGTTGGAATCATAAAATTAGAAATAGGATTCAATATTGGATTTGATAGAAATTTTTCCTGAACAGCTTGTGTTTCTTCTTCTTTAGTTAATTCTCTACCTAATTCTTTTTCCTTTTCTTCTATTGCCTTTTCACCAGCACCTCTTGAATCCAAATATAATTTTCCAGCAGCCAGAGTAGTTCCAATTAATAAGGCTGCTTTTGGATTCCTTCGTATCATACTAAGCAAAGCAGGTATGCCTTTAAGGAGTAATCTTGCAGATAATTTAGTTGCTATTCCAACTGCAGTTCTTATGAATTTTCCAAATGGAGTTAAGAATAAAAATGCAGACCCAATAATTGCAGGAGCAAAATCTGTAAATAAACGTTTTAAGGATTCAACTTTTTTTTCATTTTCTGGTTTACTTGCCCAATCAGTAAACATTGTGAAAAGTCTACCCAAGAAAGTAAACACCAAGAATTGAATAATTCTATCCCAGATAGACTTGAATGGTTTAATTAAATTTTTAGTTGCGTTTACTATACCATCAAGGGGACTTTTTTCAAGACGTTCTTCTTTTCCTTTTCGTCTTGATCTTATACTTTTTATTCTATCTTTTTCAAATGAAGAATCTAAAATCTTATTGAGGTTTTGAATATTTTTATAGATTTTATCAACTGTTGATGATATTTTTTCTAATATTGATGATGAAGTAGTCTTTGTATTATCTTTTTTTGTATTATCTTTTTTTGTATTATCTTTTTTTATAGGCGTTTCTTTAGATCCAGTTAGAAATGCTATTGCTTTCTTCTTTTTATTTGAAGAAACATTAGATTTTAGATTGGAATTTTGATTGGATTTTTCCTTTTTAGGATTTATTGTAAATCTTCCCTTCTTATTTTTTACTCTCTTAAATTCATTAGTTAATATTTCTGCTTCTTCCGTTGAAAATTTTGACTTGGTTAGTCTAGCAGCAATAAGGGCCTCTTTTAAGTGACGAGAATATTCTTCATAAGAAATCTCAAACTCACTCTCAAGATTAAGGAGTTCTAAAATTCTTATACTTATAATCTCTTTCTTAGGCATTTTGTTGCTGCTTTAGTTTTTCTTCTTCTAAGTGGTTCTGCAACATAGCAACGTAAATGTCTCTCTCCCAAGGTATCATACTTTCAATTTCTGTTAATGAGTATTTATGATATTGTATTAACGCAAAATTAAGTTCAAAATAACTAGCCAAACTCATGTGAGACATTCCTATGCGAAAAAACTTGATAGTCCCTCCAGAGTGATGCTATTTGAAACTTTGGTATTTGGATTTTTTACTTTAATTGTATGTGCAAGTTTTGGCATAGTTTCAAAGAAAGTTTCAATTTCTTTAAACTGTGAAGAATTCATTTGCTCAAGAAATTCAACAATTTCATCTTTAGTTACATCAGAAGAATCCCATGCCTCTTCTTCACTATAAATCTTATCAACACAACTAGAAATTAACTGAAATGATTGCTCTAGTTGATTTGTTTCACTAAAATCAAAATTACTTTGAATGAACTGATCCAATGATGGATATTTCATCTCCATCATTAAAGTTTCATCAAGTTTAATTTTATTAGTATGCTTATCATTTTTTTGTACCTTAATATCATCTACATTGATTTTAACAGGTACAGTTGTAGTTTCATCATCTGGGCAAATAACATTGACTTCAATTTCTTCCCCAAGGGATTTCGCTCTAATGTTTAAGAATAAAAACTCGATATCAAAAGTAGGAAGAGTTTCAACTTCTATTCCTTTAGTATGAATACAATTTCTAATTACATCTTTGATTGCTGTTGTAATTTGTTTGGTGTCTTCACTCTCAAGAGCAATTACCAATACTTTTTCTTCTCTTACTAAAAATGGTCTAAATTTTACAGTTTTTCCAGTCGATGGCAACTCCAACTCATAAGTTGGCGTAGAAATCTTGGGTAAAGGCATAATACGTAATACAATTCAGTTATTATTATTTATTAGGATAATCCTAGATCGATACTAGATAAAAGGTCGTTTGCACCAAGAGTAGCATCAAGAGATGGATTTTGGATTGGTAGACTTTGACCTCCTGTAGAATTTTCTGACCCTGATAGAGTGTCTTCTACAGGTTCTTTTATGGGGTTCACTACATATCTTAAATATGTAAATGATACCGTACATTTTAATAATTGTGATTGATCATAACTTACAGGCATACTAACTATTGAAATTGGGTACGCACCAATAAATTTGTATACCAATGTTGCTGTCTTCTGAACCTTTGATGAAGCAAAATGATCTTTCTCAAATTTTGTTATGTATAATTGATCAGTTCTATATGCTTCTGGGTATTTTACTCTATATGAATAATTATCTTGTTCTATTGCAGGATTAAGTGCAGGTACATTTACATCACCACTTTCACCTACAATAAATGAAATCCATTTTTCAAAATACTTAATAGCAAAGTAATCTCTATCTACAATAAAAGTGAAATCCGCTCTATCATCATATATTTTTCTATAGGCCATTTTTTCCGATACTCCATGAAATGAGTTATCGATATCAAGAGTTGCTAAAGATGATCCAGGTAGTGATGCCTCTGAGCAAGAAATCTCCAATAACTCTTGATTAGCACCTTTATAGAGATCAGTAAATTCTTTACCGCCACCAGATGGAAATGCAAATCTACAAATATAATTAGATGTTGTTGCAGGACTTAAAATACTTGCCTTTAACTGATCTACACTTTTAATTTGTGGTGTTGGCCTAGCCATTTATATAAATATTAAAACCTTATATAATATGTATGCGAGACGGTAAATACCATCAAGGAAAGTTCCACCCAACAAACCCCCAAAAATATAAGGGTGATCCTAATAATATAATATATAGATCTTCATGGGAAGTAAATTTCATGAGATATTGTGATAGAAATGACAATATTATTGAATGGGGATCTGAAGAATTTTTTATACCTTATTTTGATCCAACAACAAGAAAAGTTAGAAGATACTTTCCAGACTTTATAATGAAGGTCAAAGATAAGCAGGGGAGAACTAAAAGTTATGTTATTGAGGTAAAACCACAAAAACAGACTTTGCCACCGAAAGAAACTAAAAATAAAAGAAAAAAAACTTTTATTTCTGAAGTTTTAACTTATGAAAAAAATGTTGCTAAATGGAAAGCAGCAAAAGAATTTTGCGAAGATAGGAAACTTGAATTTAAAATTATTACCGAATATGATTTAGGTATCAAATAAATAAACACATACAAGGTTAACTATTCAATGAATATCCCGCAAGGATGGTCAGTAGATACTCAAGACTCAAACGTATATAATGCAACTGTACCCGTCCCCCTTAAAGATGATGATAGTGGCGCGAATAAAAATTTCTCTATTAAGGTAGACAACACTACAGGAAAGATAACTATAATTGATAAAGAAACTAATATAGAATTTATCAATTATGATCCAAAATTGAATAAGTGGGATCCTCCAGAAGACGATAGCAATGCTTCTGAATCTTACAACCAAATTGTAGAAGAGATTGGAAATGACGGGCTTACAAAAGTTATAGATAATGCAAAAAGTGGTTCATCTCAGATTATATTATCAACTTCTTCTGAAGAAGATAAATCAGAGATATCTGAGACAGATGGATATAAAAGTACTTTATCTAACACAGGAGAAGAGGGTGATACTGAACCCCCTCCTGTTCAAGTAATTAACGAACTTCCTGATTTTGATATTGAAATACTAGGAGATCCTGATCATTATGACGACTATACATATCCCATCAAAATGCATGAAACTACACTATTGCATCAGGATACAATTGAGTTTAAACAATTTAGATATGGAAAATTATCTAGAACAGGACAAGACTTTGGTACTGTAGGGAGCAGAGAAGACAATTTTGAACCTAGAAATGGTAGTGTAATTTTAGCAATTCCTACAGGAATTAGAGATTCAAATAGAGTAAACTGGCAAGATGATAGTGCAAATGCATTTGAATTAGAAGCTGCAAAAGCGTCTCTAGCGATGATGGATAATTTTGGTGCGGGTTCTAAAGCCGCTTTAGAAAAGGCTATTAATGCACTGAGTGATCCAGGTACTCAAGGTCAAATTAAAACTGCTCTTGCTGGTCAAGCAGCAGGACTTAATAATGCATTAGCTAGATTTAATGGTGCAATTGTTAATCCGAATCTTGAATTACTGTTTGGTGGTCCTGCTTTAAGAGACTTTGCTTACACCATTGAAATGACGCCAAGGAGTAATGAAGAAGCACAACAAATTAGAAATATTATTAGATTTTTTAAAGAAGGTATGGCACCCAGAAGATCAGCTAAGAATTTATTCTTACAAGCACCTAATGTTTTCAGTATTAGATATCTGTATGAAAATAAGGAGGATCATCCATATATTAATATGGTGAAGAAAAAATGCGCCCTGAGAGAATGTGCAGTTGATTACACACCACAAAATACATATATGACTCATTCTGCAGATGGATCTATGATTGCTTATAAAATGACATTACAATTTACTGAATTAGAACCTCTTTATTATGAGGATTATAATGGTAAAGAAAACACCATGGGATTTTAAAAAATGGCAGAATCACTTAAATACTTCAGACAACTTCCTAACTTTGAATTTATTAGTCAACAACCAGATGATGAAGGTGTCTTCAATTCGTATATTCCTGTAAAAAATTTATTCAGAAGAGTAAAAATTAGAGAGGATATATTCTCCAATTTAGTTTATTTTACCAATTATCAAGTTAAAGGAGATGAAAGACCAGATCAAATTGCATATAAATTTTATGGTGATGAATCTCTTGATTGGATAGTTTTAATTTCAAACAATATTTTGAATCTTAGAGATGAATGGCCTCTTTCCCAAAAAGGATTTGATAGATTTTTACTAGAAAAATATGGTACTTATGATAATCTTTATGCTGTTAGAAATTATAGAACCCTTGGAGTTAGTGATAGTAATGGAAATTTAGTTCTACCAAAAGGAATAGTAGTAGATCAAAACTATAGTGTCACATATAGGGATCTTGGAACTGGAAATGAAACTACTGTAACTAATATAACTGAGGCAGTTACAAACTTCCAATACGAACAAGAAAGAGAAGATAATAAAAGAAATATCTCTTTATTAAAACCATCTTATGTACCAACTATATTAGATGATTTGAAGTCTGTCATGAAATATAAAAAAGGTTCTAGTCAATTTTTGACTAAAACCTTATTAAGAGCAGATGATCCTAACTACTACGTAGATTAATTATTCGCTATCAGCAAGTGTTTGAAAATAAGAGAGTGTGTCAACTTCATCTTCGTCATCACTTGAAGATTTTGATTCTGATGATGTAGGAGCACTCTTACTTTGATGGTAAGACTTTTCCAATTCCTCCATTACATTCTCTTCTTTAGACTTGAAGTTAGGTGTAAACGATCCACGACCTTCACTTTCATTTTCAAGTTCTTCTTCATCATAACGACGTGCTTTTGGTTTGTTGAGACCAAGAACAGCGTTCAGACGTGCCTCTAGTTGCTCATAAGTTTTGAAATTAGTTGGTGCAACCATTTCTTCTAGAGAATGCTCTTTCTTCCAAATTGCTTCCATAGCGTCATCATCATTTAAAAGTGGTTTTACACTATCAAACTCAGACTTATCGTAGTTCCAATAACCTTCGACCTTACGGATCTTTAGACGGAAGTTTGCACCTGCCCAAAAATCAAAGGGGTTGATTGGTTCTTCATCTTCAAACTCAGGTTGCATGGCATTCAGAATCTTGTCGAAGATCTTTTTTCCATACTTGAATAGGAATACCCGACCCTCATTCTCTGGGTGTGCAGGATCTTTTACAACGTAGATATTGCTATAGTAGGAAAGTTTGCGTTTACGAGCACGGGCAGTTTCCTTATCCTTATCATTACCACTGTTCCACAAAGTACGGTTGCTCTCAGAAACTGGATCTTTCTGTCCAAGTGTAGTTAGAGAGTTTTCGATATACCAACCACCAGTACCTTGGAATCCATGAGAATAAATCTTTACCCATGGAAGTTCCTCACCATCTGGTGCAGGGAGGAAACGAATAATTGCTGATCCAACTCCATCCTTACCCATTTCAGGTTTCCAGAAACGTTCATCTGAATTTGAGTTGGTGTTGTTCATCTTTTCGACTTCTTTGACTAGTTTTTGAGTCAAAGAACCGAGACCGGATTGTTTTTTTAGATTAGAAAAATTTGACATTTAGATTAAATCGTATTTGGCTTGTGGACTTCTTTACCATAGTTGAAACTTGGAGGGATGTCAAGCCCTAGTAACCTTTCTTTTCCTCGATCTGCTTTCGCATCATGGTAAGCATAATACTCATATTATTAAAGATTATTTTAATATCAACGTCTTTTGGCATACCCATAATAACAGCAGAATCTACTATTTGTCTTTTCAATGATTTTGCTTCTGGATCATCAGACAAACTTAATCTAGTGTAAAGTATTTTTTGTTTTTCTAAAAGAGAATCTAAGAGATCAATATGTTCTATCTTTGTATCATCATCCATAGATGCAAAGTTAAGAATATTTCCATATACTTTTTGTTGGAGTTCTAATATTACATCTAGTTCCTCTTTTACTTGATCAGAATCAAAAAATGTCATAAAATTATTTCCTTCAACGCCTTTCTAAATTTAATAGTATTTATTTGTAGGAAAACCGAATATTTTTTCATTCTTAATGAAACCATTTCCCATATTGGATCGATAAGTTTTGAATCAAAATCTTTTTTATAATTCAATATACTATCAAATATTATTAAGGTTTCAATAGATATATCTCCTTTTAAATGATCTTTAAGAACTTGTGGGTGTCTACTACCAACTACTCTAAAATAATCGTCAAAATTTTCTTTAGTTACATGTTCACACTCTGATAAGAATATATCTAATAAATTACTTTTTTTCTCTATCCATTCTGAATATCTAACTTCACCATTTTTTATAATATCCCCAATCCAAAGAGACGATGGATCATCAACACTTGAATAATTTGACACAAAGAAATTTACAACTTCATTATCATTTTTATTCCTTGATAATTTTTCAAACCAAAATCTTTCTTTTTTAGCATAAAAAGTTTTCTCTGAAACTCTAGTCTTTCCTTTATACTTAAAAAAATCATAACTCTCTTTAGAGAAATGATTTTTTACAGAAAGATAAGTTTTATAGCATTCTATAGGATTCACAATTAAAAAACTAATTTGGCTTTAGAAGTTTTCTTTAGAAAGTTCAAATTCATTGCTTCATATTTTAATTTCTCTTTTAGTGGTTTTGTAATTAATTTTGGAACTGTTTCTAGTTCAATATTATTAACCTCACAGAATGAAAGTATTGCATCAATGTAACTAATATCAGTATTCTCCAATACAATTTTTTCTATTTCTTGAGTAAATTTTGATGAACAAAAGAACTTCTTTTTTAAAAGTTCTTCTACATTAAGATCTTCTTTCTTTTTGGTTGTAGGCATTAATAGTTCTAGTAACATTGTAGGATTTATTGTGATATGAAAATACTAATATATTATCTTTATTTTGTCAACTTATCATTTAAAAATTTCTTTATATATTGAACCAACATCCTAATATACTTTTCTTTATTTCTTTCTTCGTATACTACTACTTCTCCATTCTCACATGACATAATAATCACAAACTTTTTAACTGTTAGACCAGTCATCTCATGTAACATGCAAGCATATCCGCAGCATTGTACAAAATATCCATCAATCCAATCCCTTGGTTTTGGTCTTTCAGAAGTTTTAAAATCAATTATAGACAGTTCGCCATCATGTTCAGCGATACAATCAACTGTTCCAGCAATTCCCAAATACTCGCTGTACAGTGCCCCCTCTAAGGCGTAAATGTTATTTATACGACTTAGTTCTGCCTTTGCTGAATGAAATAAAAATTCCGATAATGGTTGAACTTTAGGAAGACTCTCATTTTTAAGATGGTGCTCTACAAGAGTATGCATATCAGTTCCACGACTGGTAGCACGTTTGGTTTTCTTGTCTGCTTTTTCTTCACCAACTCGTTTTCTCCAAGCAGCGAAGAATTCTTTTTTATAATTACTAATTACAGAAGTAATAGAAACTAATTTTAAAGGACCTTCTTTTCCAGGAACATTATAGTATCTTACACCATTAAGTGTTTTCCTACTTAATGGTTTTAGATCCAATTCTTTATGGTCAAAATGCGATTTCATAACTATTTTTTCTATCAATTAGTGTGGATAATGAATGAACTTCTTATATTAGGAAAATGTTTACAAATTTAACTCCATTTTAGCAATAAGATATTCTTTAACAATACCAGATCTTACAATGTCATTAATACCAAATTCAATAACATCAAACGATGGCATGACATTTAAGATTTTCATAAAATCAACAATGCCATTTTTTTCATTTTGTTTTACTAAGTCTGTTTGTGTTGCATCTCCACAGAACATAATTTTTGAGTTTTCACCAACTCTAGTAACAATAGAGTCAAGTTCATGAAAATTAAGATTTTGGAATTCATCAACAATAATAATGCAGTTATCTAATGTTGTTCCACGAATGAATGAGGTACTCCAAAAACTAATAGTTTCTTGTGTTTTTAAATTTCCATAAAGCATTTCAAAGTCAGCATCAGATGGCATCTGGAACATATACTTTACCATATTTTTATATGGAATCTGATACAGTGAAGACTTATCTTCATGATCACCAGGAAGGAATCCAATTTCTCTTGTTGAAACTAAAGAACGAACAAGATAAATTTTTTCATATGGAGTTCTATCATCTAAAACATCTGCTAATGCATTGTAAAGAGTAATAAAAGTTTTACCGGTTCCAGATGAACCATAAGCAACAAGATGTTTTCCTTCAGCGTAAGATTCAAATAACTTTTTCTGATTGTCAGTTAAAGGTTCAATATCTATAAGAAGGTCTGAATTAACCGGTTTTTTCCTTCTCATTTGCTTCGCAGTGAGACCGACTCCGATTGGTTGCTCAGAATTACTTCTTCTTTTTCTTGCCATAGGTTTAAATTTTCTTTACTTGAGATTTAGGTGCTCTTGATGCTTTTTCTAAAACATCATTCCATCCTGGTCTAGATTTAATGAGTTTATCCTTCCACTCACCAATCTCTGCAGCAGAGGGGCAAGTAGAGGGGTCTGACCAATCTCTATCCCATTCAGGATTACTTTCTTTCCACTGATCCCATTCATGAACACTCAGTTTCACCTCTTTTTGTTCACCAGTAGTCTTATTAACAACGGGGTATGTAGCCATAAAATTTAAATGATGTATGGTTTATTTATTATTCAAGTGTGATTGATGGTTGATCTTGACATTCTGGACAGTCTTCATGTCTTTCCCATTCGAGTGCTTCAGCAACAGAAGGGAATTGACAGCAGAAAATGCATTTAATTGCATTTGCAATATCCATATGCTCCTTCTGTGTGCCGTTAGCAGAGCGCAAATCGATATAATGGATCCATGACCTCACAGAGCCCGTCATGTAGAGTCTGGTGGGTACAGCGAGGGGGAGCACAAAACGCGAACACTCCTTTGCTATATCTGCTTCAAGCATCTCCTGATATAATTCCATACTACGCTTGAAGTGTTCCTGAATCAGGATCTCAAACCTTTGCCTTGTAAAAGGATCAATATCATCAATAGAATTCTGACGGTTCTTGGTATCTTGACGACGTAATTCAGGTAGAGGAATAGTATCACCAAGTAAAGAAGAATCAGCGTAACGTTGTGAAAATTCTTGATATGTGAAACTTCTATGCCGAAGTATTTGAGCTGCCAGTCCGCGAGTAGTATTAATTTCAACAGTCATATATGCCTGTTCAAAGATACTCCAATGTTGATGCTTTACGCAATACTTTAGAAGTCCAGAAAACTTTTCATTTTCTTGATTATTTGGATTACTAACGCGAGCACAATAGGCCATGTGCTTCTCTGCACCAGGGGTTACTGAAACCAGTTTGCAATCATTCATTCGTCTTCTTCCACTCCTTTCTTACTTTTTTTAGTTCTTTAATTTCATCTTTAATTAACTGATAAGCATCTTCAGATGATATTTTACCACCCATTTCCATACAAGTTATTACTTCTACTCTTGTACCAAAATGTTGTAGTGATCTTTCAAATGAGTCTAATTCTTCGTACATAGTTTTTAATCAAAGTATTCGTTTTCGCTATCAAATAATTCATCATAATCAACGATGTAGTTTTCCGCTGGATCATCAAAGTTTTCCTGACGTGAAACAGAATTTACACCAGAATAGATTTCAGACTTTAGAGTTTCCAAAAGAATTTCTATTTCTTTAATAATATCGTTTAAATTTTCCTTATCCATACCTCAAGGTTGACTGTTCCAATTATACACAAAAAAAGAGAGGTAGTCAACCTCTCTAACGAACATATGTACAAGTAATCACTTATTATAGACTTTACCACGATAACAGAATGTACCGTGAGTCTCTTTTGATTCTACACAACGTGTATCATACTCAACACCACGATATGAGGTGTGAGAGATCTGAGCGTTGTGAAGTGCAGATGCTTTGTTGATCTGCTTACGAATTAAGTTAAGTGTGTTCATGTTGTTACTCCTAAAGTAATAGAGGGTTTTTAATCCCCGTTCCTTCAGTCGTGTGCGTCCCAATAGCAATCTGGAGTTGATTCCTTTACGGTCTCAATCAATTCAACTTGAACTACTTGAGGTAGATCATTTCTTGCTTTGATTCTGATCATAATAGAATCAGCATCAGCACATGATATAGATGAATAAAGCAACAGATCAATCATGGGATGAACGCTCCGTTCCGCGACTTACTTGCGTCCCACTCTAGAGCGGGATGAACGACAGGTCTATTATAGACCACATATATTATATAGTCAAGCAGTATGGTATAGTATCATACAAGTTATAAAAAACCCTACAGGTCAAAAAAATTGCCGGGTTTTTTTCGCCCCTTTTTTGAAAACAAAAGCTGATTTTTGGTTTAGCGGTCTATTATTTTTAAATTATGATACGTAGGTTTCAATTGCTCCAATATAATATCACAACCAACCTTTGGAATACAATCACCACATGTAAAAATGTCAATCGCTGCCTCACCTCTTTCAGGCCAGGTGTGTATGCTTATATGACTCTCTGAAAGTAAGCTAACTGCTGTTACACCTTGAGGTAAAAAGTGATATGATATAGTTTTAATCACTGTTGCACCAGAAGATTCAGCAGCATTTTCAATAAGATCGCAAAGAAAAAACTCATCATTTAGTTGCAATGATGAGCATCCGTATATATTTAAAAGAAAATGTTGCCCCAATAAGGATGTCATTTTTTCTTAGTTTCTTTTGGTTTTAGTCCCCAAAGATTAGGTCTCTTTCTACCATATCCAAATTCAATTTTCTTTATAGAATTTGGACCAAATTTATCATAATACATATCAAATAAACTTACCAGTTTACGAGTTCTACAAAGATCCATATGTGGTTTTTCATTTTCCTCATAATAAACTAGATATGCATCAGTAGGAAATGTTGGATCATTAACCTTAGCATCTGTAGTATCACTCAGTAAAATTTGGCATCCATATTGTGGAGGAAAATTTAATTTTTCTTCTTCTGACCATGGCATGGGCAAACCTTCTGTATTAGTTTGTTCTGTCATGAACGATTCCCCCAAGTAATGTCGGGATATGCGTCTTTAACATTCTGATGAGTTATTCTATATTTATCGGAGAGTTTTTTATCTTTTACTAAACACATCAATTCTGCTTCTTCTGGAAGTAAACCTTTAAGCATTTCAATGAATATAGTTTCCTTTCTTACTTGAGAAAGCATAGTAGACCCACCTTTAATAAAGATATAAAATCTATTAGCTTCATTTCTAAGTGAAGTATGCTGTTTATTCATAACTTCATCAGTACCAGCATAATCACCATTCTTCAAATTTCTAGATTTAACTTTACTATCAACAAGATCAGTAAGATTTCCACCTATAGAAGTTTGCTCATCATTATCAGCATAAGGAACTGAACCTTCTGGAAGTGCAGAATAAACACTTTCGTCAAAGTTCCAAATAAGCAAAGAAACTAATGCATCATTTCGATACTCTTTGAGTACTTCTACTTTTTTAGCATTAGATCTTTGCTTAGATACTAACTCAAGAATCTCATTTTGAAATGGATTTGCTTGTAATTTAGTCGTCGTTTTCGTCTTCGTAGCCATAATCGTTTTCAAACCTCACTGATAAAATTTCATCGGGAATTAAATTGCCATTTACATCAAACATTTCAGGATGAAGATTTGGTATTCCATACAAGTTTTCGTACTGGGATTGTTTTACTATCCATCCAATAATACCTCCTAATACAAAAAACATGAACGTAAATAAAACACTGAACGTTAAAATTACTGGTGTTTCCATCGTCTTTCTCCTTGAGAGTTACTTCTTTTTTATATCAATATAAAAATCAAAATTCAGATGTACCTCTCTAGACAGGAGAGATATCATTTTACCAAAAGTAATTTGAAATGTCTTTGGTAAAGGTTTTTCTCTCCTTTTACTATTTTGTTTTCTTAACATTAACTCAAACCCTCGATCCAGTTTGAGTTCACTGTTATTTAGAGATTTTTTTTCGTCTTCCTTTTCGTTTATCATGGTTATATTTCCATGCGTCCTCTAGTATTGCGTACAAATAATTTTTAATTTTCCTTGCTTGAGGTTTTGGGATATGTCCATATCCTTCACGAAGTTGTTTATGATTATTATCATTTCCACCCTCAAGATATTGCTCTAGTTCATTTACAACAGACTCTAATTCATGTGCAACAGAACTATCAATAAATTTCTCCACTTCATATTTTTTAATTTTTTTGATTTTTAAATAATCATAGAACTTCAATATAAATTTGTTTTCAAAAGCATAATCTATTGCTTTTTCAACATCAGTATATATTTCGTGGAGATTGATTTCTTCCATTAAACTAACTTATTTTCCCGTAGATATTTTACGGTCTCAGTACAACCGCCTATTAATTTATCATCTTTAACTACTCTGGGAAAAGTAGAACCCGTTCCAAATTTAGAATAAAATTCAGTTCGGTCAAAATCTCTTCCCAGTTTATATTCAACATATTTCATTTCAGATAACTGCAAGACATTAACAATCTTTGTGCAGTAGGGGCATCCTGATCTAGAATAAACAATAAATGTAGACATAAAAGTTCCTCAATTAAAACTATCAACATTGTTAGCGTACTTTAGAAATCTAGTAGTGTCTTCTACACTACCCATATTCGTCCATTCCTTACCTGAAGCAAGGCGTAATCTATCCTCATTATGATTATTGCACATAAGAACTCTTGGACAGCCTTTAACAGCATCTTCTCCAACTAGGACTTCAAGTTGACTTTCACTAATATCTGTACCAATAACAATAGTTTCATATTCTAGATTCCACTGTCCCAAAAGATCTAGAAACTGAGTTGTCTCTGCACAATCTGGTTTATGATAAACTCTAAATGATGGTCTGTTACTCATGGTTAGTACTTTAAATTTTTTCGAGGTTTATAGGGTTTGAGCTCACTCTCAGATAATTGAGTCATCCAAGAGTTAATTTTCTTATGACGAGTATATTCAAAAAATTCCTGTTGAAAATACCAATCTTCCCATTCATAATGTGCTTTTGATTTATTACATTTTTCACAAGCACATAGAACATTAGTTATATGGTTATTTCCACCTTTTGATCGGGGAACTATATGGTCGATTGTTAAATTTTCTTTTGATCCGCAGTAAGCACATTCACCCCATTTCGTTTTTATTGATTTTCTCCAGAGATTTTTTGCCTCTTGTGGAGAAGTTGTCACTAAATGAAATAAGTAGTCCTTTTCTGTTGGATACAATAGCATTTTTTAAATTTAACTTCATAATATGTATAAGTTCAACGATTGTTATTTTGATATAATCAAGTTCAATCTTATACGTGATATCACTATCTCTTTGAAGAAATTCCCGAACTTTTCTAATCATACATCATTAGATTGGGAATTGACAAGTGCCCAGTCACGTTCAAAAATAGCAAGTCCTTCACGGGTCAAAACGTGATCATACATCTTTAAGAATACTGCTGGAGGAATCGTTACGATATTAGCGCCATATAGAATGCACCTAGAGACATGGTGACAATCTCTCAGAGACGCCGCTAAGACCTCTGTACGGACTCCATGAACACTGTATGTGCCAGAGATTGCACGAACCAGTTCAACACCACTGAAAGAGTTGTCATTGAGGCGTCCAACAAATGGAGAAACGTAACTTGCACCTGCCTTTGCGGCAAGGATTGCTTGAGAAGTAGAGAAGATAAGAGTTACATTAGTGCGAATCTTTTCTTTACTTAGTTCATGGCAAACACGAAGACCATCACGATCACATGGAAGTTTAATTGTAGCAATTGAACCAAACTTTTCAGATAAACGGAGACCTTCTTCCAACATGGTTTGTGCATTACCTACAACTTCCATACTGACATCTTTAATTCCAATGTCAGCAAGTTCCTGATACACATCTTCAGGATCTCTTCCAGACTTACGGATTAATGTGGGGTTGGTGGTAATCCCATCAATTAATCCAGTCTCAAAGTGTTCTCTAATTACTTCTGTATCTGCGGTATCTAGAAAAATTTTCATTTATTTTGTTCGAGGTAGTCTCTTTCTGATTTATACAATGAGTTATGGTTTTTGTCAAGGTATATCTGAATACCATGATAAACATCTGGAATTAACCATTCATGAACTGGAAGACAATACTGCCAGTTCACTGGTTGAATACAATTTATCACAACAACAGACCAAAAAGCTGTTACATGATTGATGATAGTTAACATTTTATTTTTTCTTTAATTTATACACATAAATGTGTTTTCCTGGAGTTTCTACATATTCTGCATCTCCATTTTCTAAAGCATCTTTGACCCTCTGAGCAAAGGGTTTTAATTTTTTATTACCATTCTTATCTACATGATATGTACGAATACATTTATCATGATAAGTCCTATCACCATACTGGATTACTCTACCCTTTGCAGTTAGTCCACAATGTTGAAAATTTGATGCTTTGTAAATAGTCCCTTCATGGTTATGAAAAGTATCAGCATAAGAAATTACAATTTTATAGTCAGTATTCTTTTTTAACCATCTTAATGTTTTACCAATAAAATAACTTTCCGTACATTTTGGAGTGTTGTCTATACAACATAGACGACGTAACTCTACAATTTCATTCTCAGAACTAGCATACTTTTTCCAAGTATTTGCCATTCCAAGTGGACCATAAATCATGGCACCAATGAGTTTTTCATTATGAAATAACCCAAACACATTAGAAATACGGAGACCATTAACATTAGATGAATAATGCCATGTCTCCACAAATTCTCTTACGTACTGAATAGTAGTTGGTTTGACTACAAAATCCTTTACATTTGCATCTCTACAATCAATATCTTCATGAAGAAGTTGTGCTAAAGGATTCATAATGCTCATTAAATTTTTTAGTAAGTCCTTGTTTGATAGTCATCTTAACATCATCCACATGAGAAAGAAAGTCTGTCCAGTCATCTTCTATACCAAGATGTTTAAAAATTGCTTTGCCATGCAGATGAAGAACATCATCTTTAATATAGTCGTTCTTTTCCCGATCTTCCCAATATGCATAAATTGGAATTTTATTTTTTTCCAAAGCAGATTCTTTTAATTTGATAAGATTTGATTTTCTAGATGCTGAATTATCACCTTTAGGATTTCTCTTTTGTTCTACAACTATTTTGGAATTTTCCCAATCAACCCTTTTACCAACACCAAGATGCAATGCTTCTGGGTCTGGATCCCACTCAGGAATTGCTGCCTCAACATAATCTCCAATGAACTGTGCAATTCTACTCCACAAAAAGGCACCACGATTTTCATCTAGTGTTAGAAAAGTATTATACTTAAATTTGCTCATGTCATACTCATTAATTCTAGAGATGACATAATCAAGAGCAGTCATGGTTTGGGTGATTGATAAAATTGCTGTTCGCAGTATAGATGATGGATGAGTTGATTGTCAAGGGAGTCATCGATATTAATAAAAAAACACCCCTGTCAAACAGAGGTGGACGGTCTAGGAGGTGGTCTGAATGGACAGTCTGGACATCCAGCACCACAGCATCCTCTATTCGTGATCACTAAAGTGCTTACCGATAACTTCGATACGTTCTTCTTCATGAGCAATGATATCTAGTTGTTCCTGAATAGCAGCAAGCACATCAGGGTGCTCACCAATACCTACAGGATTGTGTAGGTATACTTCTACGTTTGCTTTTGCTTTGGCAATATTACCTTGAGCATCAGCAACTAGAGCATCTAACATTTTGACGCGAAGATTACAAGACATAATAATTTAAGATTTGTTTTATTTATTGTATAGGTTAATTAAAAATATATTTGACTCCGCCATACAATCTACCATTATTCAATCTCTCTGCACTATGCATATATTCAGAAAACAATTTGATTGTATTACCACCAACTTCAATCCCACTGATTATAATAGGATTTTTGAGAGTATTTTTATTATCAAATTGTCCACTCTTTACTGCGATTCCACTGTATGCAGTAACATCATCAGTCAACGGGGCAGTAAATTTAAATCCTGCATAGTTCAATCCAGGATGATCATCACATTGCATTGGTGATGATTGGTGCTCGGCAAATACTTGAATGAAATTGGTTAAATCATATTGTATTCCGTATGACCCCATGGGTTCTTTGAACCTGAGGAGATCACTTTCAGTTCCAAGATGTAGTGACGTATAAGTTTTTACTTCATCGGGAGTTATTGTTCCTACCATTGCAGTCATAAAAAATCCTGAAATAGTAGAAACTCCCATACAAATTCCCATAAAAAAGAGGGTAGTGAACCCTCTTATTATAACATATTAATTGTCGTTGTAAAGATCTTCTAGTTTTTTTCTAGAAAGATCAACATACATCACTTCTTCACCAGGTTCAGGTGCTTCAGGATGACGTAGTTTAGGTTTGGGTTTATTCATCTCTATATTAATAGATTGAATGTTACTCCACATCATTGCAAACGCAGCACCACCAATAGCAGAGAAGCATACAAAATAAAGGAAGACTTCAAAGTTATTCATGCTTCCTGTAGTGATTGAACTGTGTTATGAAGTTCTCCAATGTCTAGGAGACCTTCAGCACTGAACCAGGGAGCATTCTCCCAATTAAATCCAACACCCATGGTGCTATCGGGTGCTGTGATGTACCAATGACATGCTGTGTCAGGCACATCAACAGCGCACTTACTCCAGTCATCCTGCCACTGTGGGACTTGTACCCACATCACCGCAGCAAATATAAAACTGAATAGTGCTTTAATCATTTATGAGTCTCCGTTTTATGAGATGATCTATTGAGAAATTACCAGGACCATTGAGGACGATACATGCTGCACCTCCCCAGTAAAGAACTAAAAGTTCTAACAAGTAGATGTTGAATCCAGATG